TTCATAAGCTTCAGTTAATTCATTCAGCAGTTCAATTTTTTTGGTGAGTGTGTCAGTTGTGTTTGTCATTTTAGTTGGCCTCCAGTGCCATGTGTGTGTGTGTGTCAGTGGTGTTTTGCTGGCTGGTGCTGTTACGCGTCCCATCCTACGTTTTCAACTGTGAAAGCTTGGTCAACAACTTGATCATTATTTTCATTGACAGCTTTCACCCAATTGAAAGCAAATTCCCATGACCATTCACCAGCTTCAGCTTTTTTTCTGGCAAAGCTGAAAGCTTGGTCAACCACTGTGCGCTGAGCGTTGAAATTATTTTCATTTGTATTCATGATTTTCTCCTTGGCAGCTGGTGCTGCGTGTGTGTGAGTGTGTTTTGACTTACAAGTGTAATTATAAAGCTGGCTTTATAGGTTGTCAAGGCAATACCCCCGTATTATTCGGGCGATAAAAAAAGCGCTGCCAGCTGGCAGCGCTTTGGTGTTGCTGTAGCAACGTTTTTCAATATGCTGCGCTAACCGCAGCATACACAATTTCAGCAAAGTCAACTGTCAAGCTGGCACCAGCTAACAGCTGAGCAATGCCAAGTGTGTCAGTGCGCTTGACATTGATCAGGTTATTGCCAGTGTGGGCACTGAAAGTTTCACCAGTTTCAGTGACATATTCAAGCATAGATTGACTGAAGCCTAAAGCATGGTGATCAACTTGGATGATGCGCTCAGAGTCATCAATGTCAAAGTGTGTGATGGTTTGTACATTGACATATAACCGCACTGTGGTGCGTGTGCTGGTGACACCATCTTGGTCAAGCGTGCTGCATGCTTCAATTTCAGCATAAGTCAAAAATGGCAATGTGCGCACCTCAATCAACTTGGTGTCACTGCTTTCAATCACAATCACTTGGGCTGCATTGAAGCTGTTACCACACTGTTCCCACACATGTGCCACGCGTGCAGCATAACGCTGCAAAGCAGCTTTGCGTCTGGCAGCATTTTCAGCTGCAATGGATTCACGCTTTTCATGCCAATTGCGCATGTTAGCGCGTGCCAAGTCCTCTTTCTGCCAATCAACTTTTGTGAAACTGCCATTGCACCCGCGGCCACCAAATTCACCAGCCAAGCCAGTTTTCGATGGTCGGACTTTTTTGCCATTGGCCAGCACAGCAATGCCATTGCGCCAAAGCGCTTTGACTCGGCTGATTGACTTTACATCAAAGCTAATGCTGTTAACTTCAGCCACCAAGTCACCTACTTCAACGTCAAAACCTTCATCAAGTGTGTATGGATTTTCAAAATTTTGCATGATAATTTCTCCTTTTTTTGTGAGTGCTTCAGCTTTTCAAATATGCAATGTAATCAGCAGCGCTGTCAAAGTCATTCAAATTTTTGACTGGCTTGGCTTCAGTTTCAGCATTGTGCAGATTGGCAATTTTATACTTAAATTCAAGTGACCATTCACCAAACATGTTTTGCAGTGGTGGCATGGCTTCAATGACTTCAGTGCTAGTCATGCCATGTGTGCACAAATTGACAATGGCTTGGCGTGCAGCTTCATGTGTGTCGTTACTGCGTGCACCAGTGCCAAAGCAATTGTAGGTGCTGGACTGCAACTTTATGCACACGTGTGTGGCTTCACTGCTGTATTGAGAAAAATACCATTGGCCAGCGTGCTCTTGGCAATAGTCACTGGCTTTGTGCAAATAGTTGGCATTGACTTGCACTTTGACACCATTGAAAAGTTCTATATATCTGATGACAACTTTGGACCCTTGCAAGTGCTCAGCATGGCAGCTGCCAGCTTGCTGCTTGCGCTGTGCTTCAATGAAGCTTTCAAACTGCTGTGTGGTGATGATAATCTCAGTCATTTTTTTTGGCCTCCAGTGCCTATGTGTGTGTGTGCTTCAACTTACAAATGACATTATAAAGCCAGCTTTACAATTTGACAAGTGCTTACCCCCATATGAATCGGGGGAATTTTAAAAACAAAGCGCTGCCATGTCAGCAGCGCTTTGGAAGTAAGGAGATAAGCATCATGCAGAATGCTATCTACCTAATATCTTAGCAGCTTTGTGGGCTCAGCGCAAGTGCAGCCAGCTGGTCAGCCTTTTCGCCACCATGCTTTCTTGTCCTTTGACTGGTCGGCCATGCGTTGCATCATTGAATTTCTGGTCATTTTATAACGTGTATAAGTTTCTGCAATCACCAAATAATGCACTGCATTGCTGACTGTGACCACAAACAAAGCAATCCAGGTCAGCGGGATATACTCCCAATCAATGGTGCTTTCAGTATAGCGTGTCACCAATTGTGACAGCACCACACCAAGCAAAAAGCCCCACCAACGAGCAAAAGTAACTGCACGCTGAATGTTCCACAGTTGGGGCATGGCTGGTCTGCGTTGTGTCGAGCGTGCGCGTGCCATTGATCACCATCCTGGTGGCTGCTCAGCTGGTGCCAGTGTGGGCATGGGCGTGCCAGCTGCGTTGCAGTTTTTGCACTTGCCCCACTCACAGCTGGCCAGAAGCATGCTAAGCAGCACGCACAAGATAATGAAAGCTTGCTTGAATCTGTTAGTTTTGTTTCGCATGATGATTCTCCTAAAAAACGGTTTTGGCTATGCTGGTTTCGTCACCAGTATAAGGATTAATGCCCGTACGGTCATAAAAATCTTGGGCTGCTTGGTAAGGATTATAGGCAGCTTCGATGGATTCATATTGGTCAAGGTGCTCCCAATTGACTTGACTGGTGGCCGCGTCACCCCACCATTGCTGCGCCCATTGCAATGGTGTCAAGAAAATATCTTTTAAGTCACTAAGCACGAAATACAGATCAATCACATCTTCACTCGCCAAGCTGTCAATGACCCAATTAACAAAACTCATCTTGCACTTCCTTCGATAAACTTGTCATCATAATTTTATGGTGCGGATAGTCAAAATGGGATATCCAAGCTTGGTGGTGCCCCAATTTCATATAATTCACGAACCATTTTGATCAGGTCAAGCCCCGCGATTGTCGGGGTTTTGTCAATGTCTGGCAGCACACTGGTGGTGCTCACCCACACACGTGGTGGTTTGCGTGTGGCACGCACCCACGCGTGCTGGCCGTCAAATTTGATGTTACCGCCACCCATGCTTGGCATGTTAATTTCAAAAGTTTCCCTGATCTGCAAGTTAGTGGCACCACATGCAGCCAATGCCTGCCATTTGGCAGTGCTGCCAGTGTAGAAGTTGACCGCATGCAGCACTGCGCATTGCAACAGCGTGGTGGCCACTGGTGGTGGTTTGCTGGTGACTGCATTCTGTTTGGCCACTGTGCGCTGCTTTTTGAAATTATGGTGCTGATGTGACAAAGCCGGGAAAATGACTTTAACTTTTTTATTTTTCATAATTTCCTTTTTGGTTTCTTGGTGCGCTGGTCATCAGCTTCAATGATGACAATGGTGCTGAGTGCAGAGTCACGCACTCTTGAATAGATACGCGGATACAGATTTTCCATTTTTTGCTGTGCTAAGTTGCTGGTGATCACTGTGGGTGCTGCACTGATATATCTGCGATTCAAAATTTGAAATAACTTTTCTTTGGCCCAATCGGTGGGCTGCTCAGCACCAAAGTCATCGAGCACCAGCAACTGCACAGCTTGAATCTGTTCCATTAAGTCAGTGAAGGTTTGCTCTTTGGTGTCATATGTGTTGCGCAGCTGATCCAGCAATGCAGGCACAGTCACAAACAGCGTTTGCACGTGTTTGCGCTCAGCCATAAAATTGGCAATAGCAGCAGCCAAATGTGTTTTGCCACAGCCAAAGGTGCCCACCAGCAGCAGCCACCCCATTGGTGCATCAGGTTCTTTGGCATATTCATTGCATTTGCGAAAAGCTTCATTGACAGATTTGCGCTGTGAAGTGGTCAAGCCATTCAAGCCATTTGGATTGAAGTTTTCAAAGCGCAAGCCATAAAGATCATCCAGCTGACAAATTGAAAACAGATTCCTGTTTTTGAAGTCAGCAATGGCTTTCGCTTTACATTGGCAGGGCTGCAATTTGCCAAAGTCAGCATGATCAGTGGGCAAGTCATAGCGCAGATACCCCACATCTTGGCAAATGCTGCACTGGTATTGCTTGGCAGCTGAAGCTGGTGCTGAAGCTGGCAGCTTGGTCAGCGCTTGTGCTATGCTTTTAGCTGTCACCAAACTTTTTTTGCGTGGTTTGTGTGTCGAGTTTCTCATTTCATGACCTCTTTAACTTGCGCTTCAGCAGATACCAAAACAGTGCACCAAGCAGCAAGCCAAGCACCACACCAGCTGCAAAGATCAAAGCCACGTCAAAGCCACCACTGCTGGCTGTGAACTCTAGCAAGCCCACTTGTGATGGTGGGCCAACTGGCAGCAAAAACGTGCTGGTGGGCAGCGTGACTGGTGTGCTGGTGGCTGTGGCTGTGGCCAGTGGTGTTGCTGTAGCAACAGGGCCAGGGTATGGTGGCAATGTGGCTGGTGGTGGATATGGGATATTCATGAATTCCTTCCTGTCTCGCAGCAATTTTTTTGACTGCTGCGAATATCTAAAATACCTCGGTGAAAATCTGGCGAGTGAAAAATGGGCCGCGTGAAGTTTTGCGCCTGCTCTACTAGCACACGCCAACCAGACTCGAGGGGACCAAAAATGTACATGGTGATTTCTGAAGTAGGCAAGTCAGTGCAGTTTTCACACATGACTGCTAAAATGCCAATGCTAGGAATCAAGCAAGTATCGCAACCCCAACCAAATAAACCAGGATCCCCCCACGGTGTGACCATATGAAAACTTTTAGGAATGAGCACTATTTCTGCCTGAATGCCTAATTCTTCTTGGCACATGCAGCATGGGCCGCGCACTTCAGCAAGCTGGTTATTTGTATAGGCTTGCTCAGCTTCACCGCGTATGAAAACCGATCGGTCACGCCAGGTGATAGGCCAGTAGAAATCACTATAATGAAAATCAGTCATGTGGTTTGGCATAATTTTTGTGATTGTATCATTCTGTTAATAGGGATGTAAAGCTACATTATGAAGGAATATATATATATTTTTTGTGCATTCATTTAACACCTGCTTTCCGGCCTGAAGGCATCACGCGTGGCATTGTACGCACTTTCACAGTCTGGCCATGTGTTTGGCCAGCTGTGTGGTTTTGGCCATTGGTGGGCACGCTGCGTGCTTTGGGTGCAGGTTTTTGGCTGGTGTTTTCCTCACTGAGGGCTTGCAAGCGCTCAGCACTGACCCCCGTTTCTTTTTCCAATTGCGCCAAAGTCAAAGCTGTAGCACTGATGCCTGCGCGTGCTGCTCTACGCTTCAAACCAGCTTCGGCATTTTCAAGTTTGGTGCGCTCGAATAGCACCCGCAAACCAATTAAAACCGCACTGACAGCTGACAAACCAGCCAGCGTGCCGTCGAGTATTTTTTGCTCAGCTGGCACTGGACGCATGACCGTGACGGCAATCACAATGCCAAAGTAGATCACACTGACCACCAGGGCTGGCCACATGACCGCGTGCTGGTCACTTTTCAGTTTGTTGGTATTGTAAGTGTATATCTCAATCACTGTGAAAACCACAATGATGCCCAAAGCTTCAATGACCACTCCCACCACAGCTGCAATGGGCCAGGGCACTTGCTGGTGCAATAAGTGACTGACTACTAGATAAATGGTGTAGACTGGTGCCAGCCAGGGCAGCCAAGTGGCAATTATGGTGATGATCGTCTCTGTGGTGATGGTGCGTGCTTCAGCTGCTTGTTTTTCAGTCATAACTTTACTCCTCAATGTTTGGTAAGGTTTTCAGGTTTTCAGATTGGTTTTCTTCAAAGTCAATCGGCTCTAATAAGTTTGTGATCATAATTTCATCATCGTCAGAGTTGGTTTTCTGGGTTTCCACGGTTTGTGGTGTTTTCAGGTTTTCAGCCACCAAACCCTTCAGCAAAGGGGTCATATAATGTGCATTATTTAAATCGCTGCGCTTTTCAAGCCAACCACGTGCAGCCCATTCATTGATGGTGTTGCGTGCTTCAGCAGTGCCAAAACCATGCAGCTTGAGGAAAGCTTGTGTGACCTTTCCACTCCCCTGCCCCTCTTGATTAATAGCAGCTTGCAGCACTTGCAAAATGTGATCACTGAAAAGTTGACCAGCCAACTTAACCAAAGTTTCTTTGCGCATGAAATAAGCTTTGAAAATGCCATGCTGCGCACTGATGGCAATGCCTCTGCCATCTGGTGGGATTTTAGCAGCACCCGCAATGCCTAAGCTGTGCTCCACATTAGCATTGGCCATGCGAAAGCCAATAATGGTATGCATCTGCTCACGTGGATTGCCCAGTGTTGATTTTTGCCACTCTTGACTGGCCAGCACCACGTGGATGCCAAATTTCAAACCTTCACAAATAAGCGCATCCACCAGCTTGAAAAACGTGCTGGTGCTGCCCCAATGTTTGACCGCACCATTGAACTCGTCAAGCACCAGCAGCACACGTGGCAAGTGCTGCTCTGCATGCTGATTATATTGCTGCAAGTTTTCAGGGAACCATTGATCTGCTGCAAAAAGCGCTTCCCGCTTTTGCATTTCGTTATGCACTTCAATGACCATGTTTTCATATTGGTCACGCTTGGCCACAGCAGCCACATGGGGCGCATTGACCAGCATGGGGAATGCTGTTTGTGACTGATCACCCAACCAGCACAAGTGGCCTTGTTTCAGTGCTTGGAAAACTACTAAGCGCAGAAAGTTGGTTTTGCCATATTGTGACATGCCTACCACTAGAGCATGGCCAAAGCGCTGCCAGCTTTCACTGACTTGCTTGCCCCAAGGATTTGCACCAAACAAAACGTGATCGTGCTGAATGTCAACCAATGGCAGCATATCTGGCAGCGTGGCTTGACCATGCAGTGTGACGGCATAAACAACTTTTCCAGTGCTCTTGATTTTCGTGACCGGCCAGGGCACCCGGGTTTTGAGTAGTTGCAGCGCAGCTGCACTGTGCTGCTTGCTCTCGCGTCTTTGATCAACTACCAAAAAAAGCAGTGTTACTCCATTGATGCTGGTGACATATTGTGCCTCATATTCAGGCACAAAGCCCATGCTGCTAAGCGCAGCACTGAAGCTGTAGGCTGCGCGGTGTGCTTGCACCATTGCACGTTTTTGCAATGGCAGCACATGTGGTGTGCTTGGGGGATAGTTCGTCTGAGTATTCATTTGCTCATTCCTTCAATCACTTGGTCATTAATCGTTTCTTGCACCCAAGTGCTCACACGCTGGTCATCTGGTGGCACTGGGACGATATTGGCGGGTAAAGCGTGCACAGCTTCAGCTGGTGCTTCAGCAGTGCTGTTTTGGCGTGCTTTATTCATAATATCTTGCATGGTTTGCAAGTCAACCGCACCACGTTGACTGGCTGCTTTGACCAACTCTATCATGGTCAACTGGTATAGATATTCGGCTTGTGCTTGGGCATCGAGTCCCGGAGGCACTAGAATTTGGCCATCACGCTGCACAGTGAAGTGTGGTGCTGCGCTGCGCTGCAAGTCGATCACCGTCAAACCGTCTTTGGTATTGATCAGCTGGTGTGTGGGATTGCCACGTGCATCTAAGATCAAGTTAGCTTTGCGCAGTTTAGCTTGGCTTAATCGCCACGCAAACCAAATGCCCAAAATTGCCAAACCAGTGCAGAGCACCACCACTAGTGCGCCTATCACATTGCTTTTGACTTCAGCACGTGCTTCAGCTTCAGCTGTGGCTGTGGCTTGGCCACTGATCAGCGTGCTTTGCACTGCTTGCACGGCTGTGGCTTGCTCATTAGCTTGCTGTGTGGCTGTGGCTTCAGCTTCAGCCTGCTGCGTGTTGAAAACGTTCAAAGCAGCTTGGGCTTGCTGTGTGGCACTGGCCGCGGTGCCGGTGGCTTGATCGTTAGCGAAGTCAATCATTTCTTGGGTTTGTGTGGCGTGGTGGTTTTCAGCACGTGCAGTGCCAATGATCGCAGTGCCTGTGGCTGCACGCTGCATGACACTGACCGCAGTGCTGGTGCCACTCAGTTCCCAAGCTTGCTGCGTGACACGTGCCACGGCATCAGCTGCATTGGCTGGTGGTGCTTCTGGCAGTGGCACACAGCCAGCTGCCAGATATAAGATTGTGATCGCAAGTGCATAAAGTCTATTTTTCATAATTCACCAGCTTGGCCAGTGGTGTTGCTGTAGCAACACCACTGGCTTGAATCTATGTGATCTTTTCTAACGCTTCAGCTGTCAATCTTTCAATCAAGTTTTCAACCAGCTGGGCACGCTCAGCTTCACCAGCATGCGTGATTTCGTAGGCTGGTTTGGCAGCTTCAATGCTGCGATCTTTGGGAAAAATGTGTGCTGTGTGTTCTCCTGGCAGTGGCCAGTGAATCACATAACCAAGTTTGTCCAGTTTCCACACCATGCGCTCTGCTCTATTCACTGGCTTCAGCCTCTTCAGCTTCACTGTTTTCATTGGCTTCCCAAACTTCAGCCCAATCTGGTATGACCACACCAGTGTCACCCAGATATTGGTTAATCAGTTCATCTAAGCGCTCGTAAACTTCAGCCATGTTGCTAACATAATTGTCATATTTTTGCTGCATGTCACCGATTAGCATGTGCATGAGCACATAAGTTTGCGCTGTGTCACGCTGCCATTGCTCTAATTCAGCTGGTGTCATTTCGCCGGGATCTTCATCCGGTGTCATGATCTCCCGCACGTTCCAGTCGTCAGTTTGGTATTCCAGCAAGCTAATCCAAAAGTGACTGGTGCCTTCAGGAAACTGCGCAGCCAGCCAGGGTGCCACTTCAGTGAACACCAATGCTGTGGCTTGCTCGTGCGTGTGTTGCCTCATTTCATTAGCTTCACGCTCTGCACGCATGCGCTGTGCATGTTCATCTTCAAGCGCTTCAGCTTCTTTGGTTTGCTCAGTGATCACAGTCACTTGGCCACCAACCACTTCAACATCTTGCACAATTTCACCAGCAGCTTCTGCTTGTGCTATTAAGTATTCGGGCTGCAATTCATCTCTGATGCTGATCAGCTGCACAAAGTGCGAGTTAGTGAAGTCATAAGGATCAGCAGCTTTGCTGGTGGCCATGATATATAAGTGCTTAGCTTTATCTTCAAACCATTGCACATATTCTGTTTCTTCTGTTTTGCCCATCCACTTAGGCCCCACATGTTTTGTGGCCACTTCAAATGCACGTGGCTTGGCCACTTTTTTGCTGTCATACACTGGCAAGCCAAGTTTCTCAGCTACCCGCTGCAATTCATATGCTTTGAACTCGTCAATTTTTGCGCTGTGACACACTGAAGCACCACAAAAATGCAAATTGTCAAATTTGACGTGCAGCGGACACTGGTCACAGGGCATCGGTCTAATCATGGCTCTAATGGTTCTGCTGCTGACTTGGCCAATGCCAAAACTCTCCTCTAGTTCGTTATCAGTGGCATTGTGGTCACGCACTTCCTCAATAATGTCAATCAAGATATCTTGTGCCCATTTGTTATTGGCACTTTCATCTTGTGCAGCTTTGATGATCTCACGCAAAATTTCCTGCGCTGCGCCGATCTCAGTCAGCAGCTTCATGACTTTGTTGGCCGTCCATCTGCGCACCACTTTTTGCTGCCAATTCAATTCCCACAATCCTTTGCCAGCTTTGGGGTTGCCAGTGGTGCCGGTGGTGTAGTCACCCCACAGCAGCTGCACGTGTTTACAATTTTGCAGGCCACCAATTATGAGCCGATCTACTTCAGGTTGTGTGATCACACCATCGCGGGCTTTTTCTAGCACTGTTTTGGTGATGGTATTCATCCCGGGCACAATATCTTGCAAGCGCAGCAGCTTTCGTGCTGTCTCTTGTGCCAGATAACCATCACGCAGCGCTTCACGCACTGGCTGTGGCAAATTGAGCAAGCGCACCATGCCACGGATGGTGCTTGGATTTTTGCCAAACTTCAAACCAGCAGCATTGCTGTTTGCGTCAAAGTGTTGCATATAAAATTGGTAGGCTTGCGCTTCCTCAAGTGTGTCAAGTGCTTTGCGCTGCAAATTCTCGATCATGCCAGCTTCAAAAAATTCTTGCTCTGACATTTCAGCCACCACCAGTGGCATGGCTTCAAATTCAGCCTCACGCTTGCGGGTGGCATACCAGAGTTCATCACTGATAGGGATACCTTCAATTTCTTTCACTTTGCGCTTGCGCTCTGTCAAGCTGTCGAGCAACTTAAAAGCAGCAAAGCGTGTGTTACCGAAAGCCAATTCATAATGGCCACCGCTGCCAGCTGCATTGTATCTGGCTTGGGGCACTTGCTTCAAACCATCAGTGGCAATGCTGAGTGCTACAGCAGCCAAGTGTGTTTTGTATTCCTCAGTGCTGGTGTCACGCTGGTGCTGCTGATAGCGGGACTCTTTGATGCTGGTCAAGCTCTGTTTTGAAATTTGAATATCTTTTGTTTTCACTTTGTTTTCCTCTCAGTTTGTGTGTGTCAAGTTAGTTGGTCATTATAAAATTATCATCAAAAGTTTATCTGTTGATCAATCTGCCACCTCCCGCCAACCATTCACAATGTTAATTTGATTCTTATGCCAGCCCAAATTTGGCTGCGCTTTGAAATTTGAAGTTTGCACTGTCAAAGTTTCGAAGGTCCAACCGTATAAACCACGCCAACATGCAGTGGCATGCTGCATGGTGCGCAAGTCAGCTGCACATGTGGGGCAGTCGTGCTGCGCTTGGTAGTGGCGCAAGCCAAGTGGTTTCCAGTTAAGCTGGCAGCGTTTGTGGTGAATGGCCAAGCTGACCGGCCCACCACACTCTTGGCAGCGATCAGCTGGTGCCACATAATCAGTAGGCATTTCCCATTGCTCACTAATCGCCTTGCGCAGCCAGCCAGCACCTTTGGCCAAGCTGACTTGCAAAGCCCAATCATAGATTTCGCAATATTCCAGCACTGTCAGCACTGCAAAGCTTTTGACCAGTTCAAATGCGGGTGCAGCATACACACCACGCTTGATTAATTCCGCATACGCGTGCATCTGCTCAGTGCTCATTTTGCCTTTGAAGTGCACCTGTGCCTCAGCCAAAGCTTCAGCAGCCACATCTGGTGCATTGGTCAAAGTATGATCTGGTAACAAATAAACGTCACCCGCAGGCACATCTACAAAGTGAATGACCAAGTTGCCTTTGCTTGGTCGAGTGGCCGTCAGCACGCTGGCACTTTGCAGCATGGCCAGGGCACGTGACAGCGTGCTGATGTCAATATCTAAAAACTCGGCCACAAAGCTGACGGCCAGCAAGTCAGTGTGATTAAAAGCATGACTATATGCCAAAATTCGCAGCCTAGCATAGTGCTTCAACAGTGCTGGTGTAATCTGTTCATTAAACAGCACAAAAGCGGGCACGGGCACTTGTTTACTTAAGTAGATGGATTCTACAAAGTGTCGAGTGTTTTCAGTCATGCTGCTGTGCCCTCCTCGAACATGTCAAGCTGCATTTCTTCATCATGCAGCTGCACTGCTAAGGTGGCTGTGGTGGCTTGCATAAGCACATCCACCACCAGTTGAAAGTGCTGTCGATCAAAAGTAGTCGGAATCAGCATGACGCGCTCACGTGGCAATTTTGCAGCCAGGATGCGCTCACAGCTACACATGATTTTAATGAGCGCGCTATAGTTTAAAGAAAACTCGGCAGGCACTTCAAAGTAAGTGAAATGTTCGCCATCCATTTGCACCGGCAATTCCTCACCAAAAATTTCAAAAAGTTGGGCTCGTGTCATAGTGTGAATCTTGAAATTAACTTGCTTAGTTTTCACGCCTCGATTGCCTCCCTGATCAACTTTTCGCGCAAGCTGTCAAAGTCAGTGCTGCTGATGACTTTAGCTTGGCCATCAGTTTTGTGCACAATTTGAAAAACATCTACCAGCTGCATGCCCATCAGTTCATCTTCCGTGAACCCCATGCCGTCAGTGATGAGCACATATAAACGCTCTAGCACTTCATTTTGGGGTTTGCTAATGTCATCATTGGTGTATGCCAAGCAAGTTGGATAACTGACACCCGCAGCTGCACTGACTGCATTTAAGCTGCTGCGCCTACCACTGCGCTTGCTCATTTCGAAGAGCTGCTTACCATTGAAACAAAAATATTTCTTTATCATAAAAACGCCTCCGCATATTTTTTGTGCAGCTGGCTGGTGCCAGGTGCTAGTGCCATTGTAGCAGGTGCTTATAAACTTGTAAAGCGTTTTGCATAAACTTGTAAAGCCATGTTATAATTGCAGTGTTGCTGTTGCTACAGCAACACGCTTGACACACACACATTTTGATCACTGGAGGTCAATCAATGAATTTTTCAGAGTCACATGTGGCTGCTGAAATTGTCAAAATTATCAGCAAAACTGAAAATAGCGGGGTTAACTGTTATGACTTGTGCAATGACTTCATCGCATTATGTGAGGCTTATTTGCGCATGTTGCCAGCCCACGCACTGCACATGCAGCAGCATGGTGTGCCACTGCCACCAGAGCAAGACCCTGAAGACGTGCAGCAGCTGTTTGCACGTTTGCGTGGACGGTACACACGTGCTGAGCACTGGCAGCGCTTCATTGGTGCTTTTGATTATATGGTGACAGCAGCTGACGAAGCTGCCAAAGCTGGTGAATATATTGACTATTTGGGTGAGGTGTACATGAATTATGGTTACCCCAATCCACACGCTGGTCAATACTTCACACCTCGGCCAGTGTGCAAAATGATGGCCAGCACCATCATGGGTGAAAATGACGTGCATGCCATGCTGCTGCAAGCGTTTGATGATGCACGTGCCAAAATGCCAGCAGCTGAGCGCATTTTACTTGAAAGCGTGGTGCTTCTGAGTAGTTTGGACCCCACACGCAGCATGCAAAAAGCTTTGGCCATGCAGCATGCTTATCTAAAACCAATTTCCATATGTGATCCAGCCGTTGGCAGTGGCAGGCTGCTGCTGGCAGCTGCTGAGCAGATACCACGCTGGCAGATTGACTTTGGCTTGGTTCAATTTTATGGTCAAGATATTGACTTAGATTGCGTCAACATGGCCAAAGTCAACTGCATGCTATATGGTTTGAATCGCAAACCTATCACGCACAGTCAATGGCTGCAAGCTGAAGCCCTGGCCAAGCAGCTGACTGAGCAAGAACGCAAGCGCCGTGACACCACCAAGCGCATGCTGTTAATGAAAGGAGTTATGCAAAAATCACTTGACACGAAATTTCAAAACCAAAAAACAACTGGAGGCAATAAAAACGGAAATGGAAACCAAACCAAACCAAAAACCAAAGCAAAGCAAACAGAATTTGCGCTTGACTAGATTCACCACTGGCAGAGTAGTTGAGCACACCAAGCGTGGCCAGTCAGCTGCTAATGAAGAAATCAAGCCCACAGTGTTTACACGTGCAGTGATGGTGCGCTTAACCGATCACTATTGCTGCGCGCACTGTGGTGACTTTTTGCAAGCCAAACGCGCTGCTGGTGATCATGACCTGTGGCTGGTATATTGCAAAGAGCATGCTGACCGGCCTTACTTCATTTCACGCATAACGCGTGAATATCATAAACAAAGAGCACATGAAGAATGGTTCCACATTGACAGAGCAATCCGCTGGCATGAGATTGAGCCGTGGCACTCAGCACGCTTGGCTGAATTAAAAGACAAACCATTCAATGAAGCTGAAGCACTCAAGGAATTAGGATTTTGACATGAATGAAGAAATGATAAAACAAGCTTTATTAAATAATGATGATCTACCCACCACCAACCAGCACGCAGCTGATGAGAGTTGGGACTGGTTGACTGATCAAGAGCGAGACACTTACCGAATGATTGGAACTATTCGCAAAGGTGATCAAAAAGGCACTGGCTTTGGGGGACGTGGCAAAGACTTAAATAGTAACTTGCGCGTGAAGTTTTACCAGCACCACAAAGATGCCGGCAGCTTAGCTGGCAAGTTTGCTGCATTTTACGCAGCCAAGCAATTGGATATACATCAGCTGCGTGCGGGTGAATATGTTGTCAGTGAAGTGCCCTTCCGCATGCCCTTTGATGACTTGTCACAATTTGGTGCCAGATATAATGTAGAACTTTCATTTCACGTGGGGCACAGTGACAGCACACGCAAGCATTGGGAATGGCTGCGTCATCCTAGCACGCTGCAAGTGCTGGTCACAGATGGCCGTGTAGTACAACCGCATATTGACTTGGATGGTGTTGAATACCAACCAGGAGAGCGCCGATTAATCAAGCCCTATGATGCTGTGTTTGTGTACAATGACGCACCACTGGTGCCAGCACTCAGCATGCACTTGCGCTGCTTTTTGCCATACTTGGGCGAGATTGCACATTTGCGCTTAGTCAGCACCAGCAATAATGATGCGCGTGGAGTTGAAAACCAGTTACTAGGCATCATGCGCATGGCAAAACTGTCATGCACGCCCATGATTAAAATGCCACTGGTGCTGAAGCGTAGACAAGAGGAGATCACCAAAGAAATTGATGGCAAGCCCACGCGCGTGTTAGATTGGCTGCTCAGTGTTGAAGTTGAATCTGATCATGCAGCCAGCTTGCTGCATGACTTGACAGATGGATATTATGACTACGCTTGACTTGCTGCGTTATGTGTGGCCACCAGTGTTTGACGAGCAGGGCAGCTGCTTTCTGCTGGCCACATTTTTTCCAGCTGAAGTGCCCGACGGTGAGATACGGGTCATCATTGGTCAAGTGGTGTTTGATGTCAGTCAGCCCTTCCCGTGGTCAATGACTGGCCAATACTGGAAAACTTACCAACCAATTGAATTGATTGAGGAGTAAAGATCATGTTTAATTTTGTCAAAGGTGTTTTGGTGCTGGCTTTGGCCACTTGCTTGGTGTGTGGCTGCATTTTGTTATTTCACCCGCTGAGCAATGGCACTGGTTTTTTCTTGCTAGGCATGGCTGTGGTCATTGCCATTGTGCTGGCTGCTTTTAGCAAGATTTGAGGTACAATTCAAACGCGCCGATCCTCCACCCGATTGGGTACTTGATCGTTATCGAATAGGCGTGCATGCCCGTTGCTACAGCAACGGGCATTTGCTTTTAACTGTGCACTGCTTGCAACGTGACAGCAGCCAACTGTGCACTGCTTGCAACGTGACAGCAGCCAACTGTGCACTGCTTGCACTGGTTTGAAGCGTGCAGCTGTGCACTGACTGCACGTTAAGTTAAGTAAGTAGTTTCAATTAAGTTGCATAACTACTTAACTGTTAAATTATGCTTTAAGCAAGCTAGTTAGTATCCACATCCTAAAAACTTGACATCATAAAGCTATAAAACCAGCTTGACACATTGCAGCTTTTGACTTTATAATGATTTTACACAATTTTACACAGTGCAGCTGACACACTGCACGTGACACACTTTTTGCAAACTGGAGGCAAAAAAATGACTACTTATCAACCAAATTGGGCAAGTGACTTAAGTGAAAAGTATGGTGCTTCAATTGCGCATGCTTTTTTGCTGCATGGCAATACGCAGGATTTTGCAGTGCCAGGCTTGCCACTGGAAACTGCTTTAATCAACTTGCTGCACGCCGAAATTACAGTCGTGTACGACATTGCTGAAGGCTTCAGCTTTCCGTTTGACAGTGGCCAGCCAGAAGAACCTAATAAGCGTGCATTTTTGCAGGCGCTTGGTTTGGAGGCCACGCAAAACAGACCGCAAGCCCAAGCAGCTGGTGTGATCATGGGCCAGCAAGGACCAATGCAGCATAATCCTGGCGTGGCTTTGATGTTGATCACACGTTTGCTGCGCTGCACAGCTGACATTGATGCTGACTTGGCCAAAGCCATTGCAGCTGGTGAGGCTTCAACACCCAAAAAAGCAGCTGTCATTGTGAAAAATGCTGACTTATTATTTCCAGCTGGCAACAGTGGCAACGCTGGTGATCGCATCAATTTGGCCACAGCGCTGACTTGGGGGCGCGACAAAACTATTGCAGCCAGTGCCAATGTGGTGTGCTTGATTACACAAAACTTGGCTGATATTCACAGCAACTTGCAGAGTGCTTCATCACGCATTGAACTGATTGAAATGTGCATGCCTGACTATAATGAGCGCTTGCACTTCATTGACTGGTACAAAGATACTGGCAGCTTTGGATTTTCAACTGAAATGAGTGACCACCAAATTGCAGCGCTCACCAGTGGCTTGCAGTGCTTGCACATTGAAGATATTTTCATGCGTGCTGATGAGGTGGGCTGGTTGGATGCTGCACACGTGGCTGCACGCAAACAAGAGATCATTAAGTCAGAATATGGTGAAGTTTTGGAAGTCTGGTATCCACGCTTTGGCTTTGATCACATTGGTGGCTTGCAGTGGATCAAAGATTACTTTGAAACTGATGTCATTGCACCAATGCTGAGTGGTGACAGTGAAATGAAAAGCATCGTACCAATGGGGGTGCTGTTTGCGGGAGCACCTGGAACTGGCAAGTCAATCATGGCTGAAGCGATTGCCTTTGAAGCCAAGATCAATGCAGTCAAAGTCAACTTGCGCAAGCTGCGTGACAAATATGTGGGCAGCACTGGACGAAATCAGGAAAAGCTATTCAGAGCGCTGCGTGCTTTTGCACCATGCGTGGTGTTTTTGGATGAAATTGACCAGCAAATGGGGCGTGGTGGTGCTGACAGTCATGAAACAGAAAAAGGCATGTTTGCTGGCTGGCTTGAATTTATTGGTGACACCAGTCATCGTGGTGACATCATTTTCCTGGCAGCCACCAACCGGCCAGATTATATTGATGGTGCTTTGAAAAGGCCAGGACGTTTTGACGTGGTGCAAGCTTTCACAGTGCCAGCTGCTGAAGAACGTGCCAGCATTGCAGCTGTGATGGCCAGCAAAGCTGCGCAGCGCACTTTTGTGACGAATGACATTACAGCAGCATACTTGGATAACACCGACAAGTGGACTGGTGCTTATATAGAGCGCAGCGCTAACAAAGCCAAGAGCATCATGTATAAAGCCGGTCAAACGCTGGAAACTTGCACAGCTGCTGACTTCATTCAATTCATGACAGAGGCCAGCACTAAAATTGTAGTGCCAGATCAGCGTGAAAACCAACTTTTTGAAGATTTGGCCATTGCAGCTGTCAACGATATTGACTACTTGCCACCACAGTATCGTGCTGAAATTGCTGAAAATCGGGCTGAAGTGGATGCACGCATAACTGAAGCACTGGAAGTGGAACGCAGAACTGGTGGGCGCAAGCTATAAAATTATGATGTCAATTTTGGTGGTGTTGCTACAGCAACGCAGCTGAGCAACACCACCAAGTGAGGAGAAAAATTATGATTGCAGGCAATTTGCAAGTGACGTGCAGCATGTGTGGTGAAAGTTTCACCATTGAACTAGGCCAGCCGGATCTGCTAGGCTTTGACAGAATATTTGACTGCTTGGCAGTCACTATTAAATGCGCAAACTGCTTTTATATCGAGCGTGTGCGCTTGCATTTTCAAACTTACCTAATCGAGGAGCAAAAAAATGAGCAATAAATGGGAGTATAAAAAAACATTATGGATATCCTGTACAGATGGCCAGCAGCACCGTTGGAGTGGGCCAGCGTGGTTGATTGACAAAGGTGCCACATTAAAGCCACAGCAAGTTTGGCGCACTTTGTTTTGGTCAGTGGTGGTGCAACTGGTTTGCAAGCATGACACACGTGCAGCTGATCAGCAGCCAAGTGTGCCAGCTGAGGCTGTGCAGATGCTGCTGCTTAAGCTGCACGTCAATGGCTGTGATGCACTGCCACTGGCTGTGGTGCTTAATGGTGATGGTGCTGAAATTGCAAACCATCAGCTGCAAAATTTGGTCAGTTGGCTGGATAGCATAGATGGTTTGCGTGGTGACGAAAATGGTTATCTGCTGGAAATGTACAATGCAGCTGGTCAAGCGCTGCACAGTTTGCCTTTGAATGCAGTTGGGCATGACTGGCTGCGCAGCAGATTTCCACTGACCTGCATTCAAACCACTGACACACTGAAGATGGGCGAAAATATCAGCCATTTGTTTTTTGTATCTTGACCATTCTATAAAGTTAGCTTTATAATGTTACCAACACTCACACACATTTGACTGGAGGTCAAAAAATGAAAGTTTTCAAAGTGATTGAAAAGCAAAGTGGTCAGCTGATTGGTGGCAATGCCAAACTGACTGCTGAAGCTGCCCAAAGCCAGTTGGATTATACAGTTGACTTGCTCACGGGCAATGGCATGCTGAGCAAAAGCGCTGAAGCTGCCAAGTATAGAATCGTTGAAGCTGAAGCTGATCGCATTGGTGATCAATTCATTGTCATCAATGGTGATGATATTGGGTATCAGTTCAACAGTGGCAGCAATGGCACACGCACAGCCATCAGGACTGTGCGCAATTTACACATCAATGCAGCTGGTCAGTTTGCTGGCACTGTGCGTGCGTTTGGTTTGCACTTGACAGTGATCAAAGCCAACCAATACAGCTGGCAAGCAAACGGGAGAGCATAAAATGTCACACATTACAAAGATCAAAGGCGCAAAATTGCGCAGTAAAGATTTGCTGGTGCAAGCACTTTTGGAGCTTGGTTATTTCATTGAAGCCAGCTTGACTGATGAGAACAGCTTGACCGCAGTCACTCCCTGGCAAAAAACACCAGTCAACATTTTGGCAGCATACCAAATTGAAAAGCGCAACAAAGCAGCCAAAGCTGAATTGCGCAATTTTGGTTTTGTGGCCAAGCATGATGACAAAGGCGTGTATTATGAATTGCAAGCTGACTGCTATGCTACCAACAAAACTGCTAAACAGCTGATGGTTGAAGTGACGCAGCGCTATGTGGGCCAAGCAGCTGCAATGGTTTATGCGCAGCAGCAATTTGACCAAGTTGGTGCTGACATGGTGGGTGCCGGTTATCAGATTGACATGCAGCGTGCTGATGTCAAAGCCTTGGCACGTGTTGAAATTATCGTGGATGCAGATGGTGAAGTCATCGAGCACGTGACTGGTGTCACTGGTGCTGAGTGTCAGAGCATCACCAGTGCATTTGACCAGCTGTTAGATGGTCAAATTGATTTTCAAGCCAAGCCGGAATATTTTCAAGTTGACCAGTTTGGTGCTGACTTGGAGCAAACCACATGGTGACCCACAATATTCATGACATCATGCCACGCAGCGTGGCCAATGGACCCGGGAAGCGCATGGTAGTTTGGTATCAAGGCTGCACGCTTGGCTGTGCGTTTTGCTTCAATAAACCAACACACAGCCAAGCTGGTGGTGATGTGCTGAGCACTGGCGAACTACTGGCCATGCTGAATTTGCAGTCACCAGCACAGCGCAGTGCTGGCTTGGATGGCATCACCATCAGTGGTGGCGAACCATTGCAGCAAGCTGAAGCTGTGGCCGAACTGGTTGAAGCTTTGCGCAATTATCATCCTGACCTGTCAATCATTGTGCTGACTGGCTTCAACAGCTTGCAACTTGAATCCATGATTAATACCAACCAGCATGTGGCCTATATCATGCAGCATGTGGATGTGGTCATTGCTGGCCGGTACGATGTCACGCAGCGTGCTGCTGCTGGTTACATTGGAAGTCATAATAAAGAGATCATCATGGTCACGCGCAAACATCAATTGCATGAATTTGAAAGCGTGCCAGAGTGGGAGGTAGGTTTCAGTGGTGATGGTGTCATTCGCATCACTGGTGTTGGCCCTGAAGGAGCAGATGAACTGCTGAAGCTGATCACATAAAACACTGCTGCTGTGACTCGTATCCCACAGCGTGTTGCTGCACTGACTTTGTTCCGTAGTCAGTGCAGCTTTTTTTTGTCTTGCCAAGCGTTTAAATTGGCACATTAGCTGGCTTGACAGTGTTATAAAGTTTGCATTATAATGGCATCGCGTTCAAGCACTCACACACGCAGCACTGACACACTGCTGCGCACACATTTGACTGGAGGTCAAAAAAATGCTAATCATTGAAAGCACCAACCAACCAACTGAAAAACAGCTTAGTGATGCACACCAGCACGCCGAGCGCTTTTGCCAAAAGTGGGAGCAGTTTTTGCACTGCATGCCATTGGTGTATCGTGATGATCCTGATGCACTGTCAGCTGACATGTGGGCTGGTGAATTGCCACCACAGCAGCCACTGCATGATTTGATCATGGCCAACTTGAAAAGCAGCACACGCTTTGCAGCCATTCAAGCACGTTTGACTGTGCGCTTTCCTGACGTTGATCCCATTGGTTATTGGGCACCACTCACTGAAGCTGAAGCACTCGCTGTGGCTGAAGCTGCCACTAAATAACACTCACACACTTGACACACTTTTTGAAGGTCTGGAGGCCAAACAAAATGAAATTTTACGCAATTGATCAAAACGAAAATGCCATACCATTCATCGTTGGTGAAGCTGATCAGGCTGCCATTGAAGCGCTGATTTTGCAGCTGCTAGATGCAGGCTATCAGCTTTGCATTGGTGAAATTGTCACCACACCATGTGCTGGTGATCATGAAGCCACTGACCCGGTTATACTTGATTTCATGATTAGAGCTGAGCGTGCAAACGCATACCAAATTGAGATCATTAAAATGCAAGAGGAGTCAGTCTGGTCACGTGACAATGCAGCACGCTTTTTGCGTGAAGCTGCCACAGCTGGTTTGTCGGAGATAAAATCATGATTGAGAAAATTCAAGAAGTAACTAGAGAGCAACGCTTAGCACTGGCCACGCAGCTTGGTGTGGCAGCTGATGACATTCAAACGTTAGATCCCCAATGGTTGAAGTTTATGGATGAAGGCGTATTGCTCACGGTGCACGTGTCACGCTGGCGAGCCACTCAAAAATTGACTCTGGCTGATTTAGGCATCACCAGCACTGACAAAGCACTAGAGCGTGAAGCTGCCAAGCAGATCAAGCTTGGCTATCGCTTAAACATGCCAAGCGCTTGGTCTAAGCGTTATCAGTCAGCAGAAACACGTGTGCGCAATGTGCCCAAAAAATATGGCAGTATCCACACACATTATGGGGATTTTTTGACAGCACAAAGTTTTGCTGATGCAATTGAAGAACTTGACAGCATTCAGAGCCAAGTTTACACGTGGGCAGATGACATGTGCAGCGAAGCTGGTTGGGAGCAGTTTCAAAATGACTTGTATGACGAGTCACTGGCTGCTGGCACACAAGCGTTTCGCACCATGAAAGTGCAGCCAGATATGACTGAGGCTGAATTTGCAGCCAATTATGCCCAAGCCAAAATTGATGCCCTGCCACCACGTGAAGAAGTCAGAGACAGTTTCAGTGTGACTTGGGAATTGACTTATGTGCCTCTACCATCATTGATTGAAGGTGAGAAAGCAGCCATTGCTGCCAGTCAAGCTGAGCAAGCAGCAGCACGCTTGGAGTTAGACACAGAGTATGAACGTGCAGCGCATGCAAAGCGCATGCAAAACTTAGCAGAGCGTGAAAAGCAAGATCAAATTTGGGCTGCACGTGAAGTGGCTGAAGCTGAAGTTTTCGCCAAGCGTAAAATGCACGAGCGAGTTTTCAATGAAGCCCGTGAAAAGCAAAGTGCTATCGTTGACGAGTTTATGGTCAATTACGTGACCAGGCTGCACAGTATTTTCAATGAAGCCACCAGCAGCATGCTGAAAACTACCCAGAAAAATCAATACTTTCATCCTCGCAGCGTTTTGCAGCTTGAAAACATGATCAAACTTGCTGAGCAAGTGCGGGGTGCTGGTGGCCAGATGCCAGATATAGATTTGATGGTGCAGAGTATGCAAGCTTCACTCGTGGACATTCGCAGTCAAACACGTGACAAAGAAGCAGTGGCAAAAATCACCCGCAACTTAGAAGCAGTTGAAGTGCTCAGCAAGTCAGCTTTGATGGAGTTGGGTCAATACACACGCAGCGGTAAAGCAGCCACTGCTGAATTGCTGCCAAGCAACGCACAGCGCAAACGTGCGCGCAAGCATTTGTCAGGTGAGATTGACAGTGACCAGTTGACCATGCCAGTCAGCAGGCGCAAGCCACGTGCTGCCCAACTAGAGCCAGCAGTCAACATGGTGGGTGTGTAACATGACCACTGACAAAAAGCAAAACCGCAAAAATAAAGTGTTGACCTGGAATATATATATAGGCACTATGACAGTATATCTCCGCAATATTGCTGAAACTGATCAAAGCATTATTGCCAGCCGTCGGATGACCAGCAGCGCTGCTTTGGCAGCGCTGCACAGGTTGGTGGTCAAAGCTGCCAGCTTAGCTGAAGAAATTGGTGAATTGCAAGAGCATGACATCAGGCCAAAAAATCGGCGTGTGCTGTCACGTTTGGCTGAAGTTGATCCAGTTGCAATGGCTGAAGCGTTTGCAGCTGAAAGTGCATCAGCCGTTGCAGTAGAGCAATTGACTGCACCCGGTGTGCTTGCTGAGCACATGCAGGTGTGGATTGTGGCCAATGGCAATGGCAGTGCCGCGGCTTATAATGGCATGATTGCAGTATTCCCACGCAAATGGCAAGCTGAGCAAGCTGTCAGAAAAGGCGTGATCAATCCCAAAGATAATTTCAGTTACAAACCAATTGCCAGCAGCATGCTGTGGAAACGTGCCACTGAAGCTGGTGCAAAAATTGGTTTGTACGATGGTGAAAACTTCAGAGAGGTGAAAGCTTGACAATGAAAGCACAATTATCACCAGATGGAACTTTGGAGGTGTAGTATAAAATTAGCTTGACACTGGTGTGAACGTGCGGTAAGATATTGAAGTGTCGAGTGGGGCAGTGCGGAAGCAGACTCCCTCCAGGATTTGTAACCAGCTGCCCAACCTAAAATAAAAGGGTGCCCCCCATTCACCCTTTCATTCATTGAAGCCAAGCCAAGTGCTTGGCTTCAACATTTTAAGCAGCCAGTGCAGCGCAGTGGTGGCCACTCTATGCAGCATTAGAGTGTGCTGCTGTAAATGCGGGAAAACCGCATTTTTGTGCTTCACTGGTGTTGCTATAGCAACATTTTATTGGTCAGCGCTTGCATGTTGTGCTGGTTTTATAGTAAGATCAAGAATACCTAACAGTGTGGAGGCACAAAAAATGTCAAGCTTGGTCGCTGATCTTTCATTCACTAACATTCAAAAAGATGACATCATTGAAAATGACATGCCCTGGATTGGGCTGGTCAAAGTCAATGATGCTGTCAAGCTGCTTTGGGAAGATAATCCCAAACTGCACAATATAAAGCAAGTGCAAGCATCTATTATAGAACATGGTTTTCAAGAGTTGCCAAAATTTGACGGCAATTTGACTAATGTCAAAGGTGAATTAGGTGCCATCAAAGCTGGAAATGGGCGCATTGAAGCTTTGCACTTATTGCAAAAGGAGTGGCGCAAAGCTGAGCGCAAAGACACCCCACGCGGTGTGGCCAGCTTGAAAAGCAACGGGCTGTGGGTGATGTCTATTCTCTTTGGCACTGATGCTGTCAGCCGCGCAGCTGCAATGGCCTATGCAATTGACAGCAATAACTTGACAATGGGGGGTGGTGACTTTGCCTTTTCTGACATGGCACGCATGTGGGATTTTGACAAATATACCGAGATAGTTGGCAAAACAGCTGATGCTGGTGGTGCGATCATCAGCTTAAATGTGGAAGATTTGCAGCGCTTGCAAACTTTGAAAAATTTTGAGTTTCCGGAATTAGAAGAAACCAGTCGTAAAATTGGCCAAGTAGTGGATAGTGACCGCTGGCCAATTTTGCGCATGAGTGTGCCCCAAGAGGCAGAAGAATTATTGGCTGATCTGATGGAGCAAGTTGAAGGCCAGGAAGAAGGGCACAAGTTTCATGCAGTGCTGCTGGCAGCTGCCAAGCAAATTGGCGCACCAGGTGCGCACAGCCTAGAAAATGCTGACATCTCAGCTGACAGCATTGACCTTGATCTGAGCTAAGCATGACTAGCACACCACCAGTTAAGCCTAAAGTTAGCATCCTAATTTCATATCATTATGCTAAGAACAAAAATCTCAGTGAAATTTTTGACCCATTCCGTGATCATGTTGACTTTGACTTGTTTGCTGACAGTGGTGCTTTCACAGCCGGGAATCAGGGGTTTCACATTTCGCCCAAAGATTATGCAATTTGGTTGACCAAGTGGGATGGTTATTTCACTGCGATATCGAATTTAGATGTGGTTACAAGTGCAGCCAAGTCATTTGACAATTGGCTGATTTTAAAAGATATGGGGGTGCATACGCTGCCAGTCTACCATGCTGGTGAAGATATAAAATGGTTAAAAAAATATGCTGCCCAAACTGACTACATTGCGATTGGTGGCATTGCAGGCACCAGTTTGATGTCGAAAGGTGCGCAGTCACGCTTTGTGGATGCTTTCAGAATTGCTGAAGAAACGGGCTGCAAATATCACGCATTCGGCGTGACTACTTGGGAGATTTTGAAGCGCTTCCCTTGGTATAGTTTTGACAGCAGCACGTGGATGAGTGCGCCGGTATTCGGGCGCATTCAGGTTTTTGATTATAAGTTTGGCACCATGAATCAATTCACCATGCAGCGCAGGAATCGTGACTTTGACAGAAACAAGTTTTTGCAGCTGTGGCACTTGCTCGAACCCCTCGGCGTTGACCTTACTGAATTTTTTGAGCACAGTAAAACCAAAGATGCACATTATTATTATGCCTATCTTTCAAGCATGGCCTATTGGCTGATGATCAAATGGATGCAAAAAAATTATGGTGAAATGATTGGTCCGCGTGGGGTTGGTCCTAAAATGTACATGGTTGTCGCTTCATTTCCTTATGTGGCTTCAGCTGTAGAAGGTTTTTTGAATGTGGAGAAACGTTATCAGGAGTTGTTAGCATGTGCAGTATAGTGGCTTTACAGACTAATCACAAAGATATTGAAGTTTATGCAAGATTTTTGCGCACTTTGCAGCGTGCCAATGATCGCGGACGTGACAGCGTGGGACTGATCACCAGCGATGGCCAAGAGATCAAGCACATTGGCAGTGACCTGGCTGCATGTGGCTTGGCAGCTGATTACCTTGGCGTGCCTGACATCATCATAGCCAACACGCGGGCTGAGCCCACCACCGAATTTGTGAAAACCAAAACACTGAATGACGTGCAGCCCTTTACAGCAAAAAGTGCTGTGGGGCATGTGGCCGTCAGTCATAATGGCATCATTGCCAATGACAAGCAATTATGGGCGCAGCTTGACAGAGATCCTACATCAGATATTGACAGTGCGGTGTTGCCTTATTGGTTTTTGCAGCATGACCCTTATCTGTCACTCACTAATGAAATTGTGGGCAGCTTTGCATTGGCCATCATGAAGTCAACACCAGAACTTAGTATTTTAAGTTTGGCCTGCAACTATAAACCACTCTATATGCTGCGTGGTGCTGGTTTCTTATTATTCGCCAGCTTGCCAGAATACTTGCGGGAATCTGAAGCTGACAACATTCAAAAGCTGCCAGCTTATACCTACATTGACGTGCAGCCAGATTTGTCAATCGTGCAAACTCCACTGCTGCCAGAGAAAACGGGTGTCAAACGTGTGGTGGTCATTTGCAGTGGTGGCTTGGATTCAGTGGTGACGGCCAAGCAATATGTGCACGCGGGGCATGATGTGTGCTTGCTCCACTTTGGTTATGACTGCAAAGCCAGTGCCAGAGAGCGTGAGGCAGTGGTGGCTTGTGCACTTGAAATGGGCTGCTCTTGTGACTTTGTGGATACCCGGGCCGTCTTTGCTGGCATGGAAACCAGCTTGATCAATCCAGCAGCCAGCATTGTGAAGCATGGTGCTGCTGGTGCTGAATTTGCGCATGAATGGGTACCGGCCAGGAATCTGATTTTCTATGCAATGGCTTTGGCTTATGCGGAATCTAATCATTATGATGTCATTGCGCTGGGCAATAATTTGGAAGAGGCCGGCGCGTACCCCGACAATGAAATGATTTTCACCAAGCTGTTTGCTGACTTGGTGCCCTACAGTGTGAACGTCAACACCAGAATAGATGTTGAGATGCCTGTGGGCAATTTGATGAAGCATGAAATCGTGCGATTGGGTGTGCAACTGAATGCGCCTATGCACAAAACGTGGTCATGCTATGAAGATGGGCCACTGCACTGTGGTGAATGTGGGCCTTGTTTTATGCGTCAAACTGCATTTGCGATGAATGAGTTTTCGGAGGTGATTGAATATGCCAACCAAGCAAAATGATGTCAATATTTTAATGTTAGGCAAAATTGGCCACAGTGAAGAATTGGTCATGCAGCCAGTCATGGAAGTGCTGGCAGCTGCGAAAAATGTTTATGTGCAGCGCTTTGGTTATGATCAAACATTCTACAAGCCTGAAAACTTCCGCACGCAAGTGCAAAACTGGTCTGCTTCAGTGCCAAGTTGTCAAATGCTAGAATGGGCAGACGTGATTTTATGCACAGATTATTGGGCACCCTTCCTGCCCTTGCTGATGTATAAGATTTTCACAGCTGGATTAGACCTGAGCAACAAACAGCTGGTGGCCTTATATCATGGCAGCACACACATGGTGGGTGACGTTGCTGAGCAGATTCCCCATGCTGCTAATTTTGACGAGTATCTATGCCATTGCTATGACAAGATTATAGTGGGCAGTCAACATGCAGCCAGCTTGCTGCCCGATTATGCCAGGCCAGTGGTAAAACCCTACCCCATTGACTTCAGCGTGAAGCCAGTCAATTGGCGTGCAGCTAAGCGCGTGATCTATGCTGCCCGGTGGGATTATGACAAAGGCAAAGATCGTTTTATTGAGTTTGCAAAGCTGGCTGCAAGAGAAAACATTGAATGTTTGGCAACAGGGAGTCAAGCGCTGAATGGCCTTTATCCAAATATCACCTTCACTGGCTTCATGCCTCTGTCACGCTTAAAGCAGCTGTGCAGTGGTGGGGGTTATTTGTGGGCTGATGCACGCCAAGAAGTGTTTCCATATAGTGTTGTCAATGCGCTTTTTTTTGGCTTGACACCACTGCTGGCTGATCAGCCAATCTATGATGTGTTTGGCTTGCCTAAACGATACCGCTTTGCAGATTACAATCAAATGCTAGATGCCATTTTAAGTGGTTTGACATTCACAGATGATGAATGGCATGACTTTGTGCAACTGCACGCACCCAATGCCCATGCGCTGGCCACAGAGCTGGCTGGTGTGGACTTGGTTTTTAACCAGATGCTCACTTTCAAAAGTGTACGCAGGAGCAGACATAGATGAAATATATTAAGTTAGAAATTCCCCACAACACTGCACCCATGATTGAATACCAAACAGAGCTGCAAGCCACTTGCAAGCTGACTGATCCAAACCAGCATGATCCGGCCATTTCTGCGCTGCTGTTGGTGTCATTTGTGTGCATGCACCCGGCTGCCAAAGAGTCAAAAGATGCTGATTGGTCATTGGTGCCAGATTGGGCAGAGTTTGACCAAGCTTTGCACATGATTACAGATGAACCCACTACGCTTGAAGAATTAGCTTTGACGATTTTCAACTATGTGTGTAGTGTGATTGATGAGGCACGCATAGGAGTTTTTAGTTTAACGGGCAAGTCTGCCAACCACGGCCAGATTGAGATTATATTTTAAAGGAGTTTTATGAATCGAAAAACGATTAGAACGATTGTGTATTTAATTGGTGCTTATGTCATTTGCCAAGCCATTGCTGACATTGGTGCCACCAAGCTGGTGGAGTTGTGGGGCATTGTGATTCCCGGAGGCACGTTCATTTTTGCCTTCACTTTCACGCTGCGCGATGTCATCCATAAGCGCTTGGGACGTGATTGGGCACGCGCAGCCATTTTAACTGCTGGTGTCCTGAATGTGGTGCAAGCAGCCTATCTGTGGGCCATTGGCCAGCTGCCAGCACCAGCCTTTTATGGTTTGGCTGAATCGTGGGGTGCCATCTTTGCCATTGTGCCAGCCATCACCATTGGCAGCATCACAGCTGAAATTTTAAGTGAAAGCATAGACACTGAGATTTTTCACGTGGTCAAAATGAAATTGCCGCGCATGCCTCAATGGTCAAGGGTATTGATGTCAAATGCAGTATCTTTGCCCATTGACTCGCTCACATTTGCGCTGCTGGCCTTTGTGCTCTTACCACCATTTTTTGGTGGTGACAGCATGCCAGTATGGGCTGCACTTCAATTGACCAGTGGCCAGATCATCTTCAAAGCCATTGTCACCGTGATCAGCTTGCCAGCCATCTACTTGGTGAAAGATGAAAGTATCTTAGAAGCTTGAAAAATCCTATGGGCTGCGAAAAGCCCATGAATTGACTTGCCCAAAGTGCCCATGCTGCCCTGCGTTGCTCAGCTGTTGCTGTAGCAACACCAGCACGCAGCGTGGGCGCTTTAGATAACCCTCAGAGGTAAACATGGCAAAAAAAACAGGTAAAACCACCAAGCCCAAAGATTTTGTGCCCGAAAAAGATTTCCCCAAAAATCACCGTTTTTTTGGGAAGCGTAGGTGCACAGCTTGGAGTGGACGCAACAAACGGCAGTGCATGGGGCTGGCCACCAAACAAAGTGGTGACAAGCAAAAGTGCAGAGCACATGGGGGCACTGCTTTGAAAGGCATTGCAGCACCAGCCACAAAAACTGGCATACACTCGGCCTATCTCCCCAAACGCTATGCCCAAGATTATGAGTCTGCTTTGCAGCGTGGTGATGTCATGCAGCTGCAAAATGAAATTGCGATCACTGAAGCACGCTTAAGTGAACTCTATCGCAATTTGAATGGGTCAAGTAGTGAAGAAATATTTTTGCAAATGCAAACACGCTTGGATCACATTGATCGATTGCAAAAAGCTATTGAACGTGCCAATCGTTTGGATGATGCTACTGAGCGCGTTAAACGTGTGGCAGCTGCACGTGACAAAACCACAGAGCTGGTGGCTGAAATTTTTGACTTGGTACGCTTAGGAAGCAAAGATTATCAGCAGTGGATTGAGATTGAAAAATTCCAAAAGCATAAGAGAAATTTAATTCAAGTTGAAAGGCAACTTGAAATTGATCAAGGAGTGTTGATTCAAGTCAGTGCAGTCACGCTGATGCTGTCAGCCCTCATGTCGAGTATTCAAGCCAATGTTCGAGATAGATCAGCTTTACAAGCCATCCAAGGAGACTTCATTTCAATCACTTCGTCAGTTGGTAGTTGACGCACTAGAAGTGCCTGACTTGAATGACAAAGACACGCGCTTTGCGGGTTATGACGATTGGCTGGAAAAAGTCTTGCCAAACATCAAACGCAAACCATTCGCGGCGCGTCACGAGTCATTGGTCAAGCATGTTTGGTCAATTCAACCCGATGTGCGCCCCTTTCCTTATGTGGCCATTTGGCCGCGTGGTGGTGGTAAAACCACCATCTGTGAAGCTGCCACTGTCATGATTGGATGTTTGGCTGCACGCCGGTACGGTTGGTATATTCAAGAGACACAAGACCAAGCTGACAAGCGCATCATTAATATTGCGGACATGCTAGAAACACCATTGATGGAATATTACTATCCAAGTATGAGCAGGCGCGAGGTCGGTAAGTTTGGCCAGTCACGTGGTTGGACACGTAACTTTCTGCGCACTGCCAGTGGCTTTGTGGTTGAAGCTGTGGGACTTGACAAAGCTGCGCGCTCGTCAAAGGTGGGTGATGCCCGTCCTGACTGGTTAATCATTGATGACATTGACGGCAAGCATGACAGTGTGAAAACTGTCACCAAAAAAATTGAAACTCTCACACGCACGCTGCTGCCAGCAGCCAGCAATAATGCTGCGGTGATGTTTGTGCAAAACCTCATTCATCCTAATTCAATTGCTTCACAGCTGGTGGATGGGCGCGCTGAATTTTTGCTTGATCGAACTGTGAATGGGCCACACAAAGCTGTTGATAATTTGGTGACTGAAATCCAGACGGATCCACAAACAAACCGGCGAAAATATGTCATCATGGGTGGCAGTGCCACGTGGGAAGGGCAGAGCATTGAAGATTGTCAAAACATCATAAATCGTGATGGCTTGACCAGCTTCAAACAAGAGTCACAGCATGAAGTGAAAGCACCCCCAGGTGGCATTTGGAACCACATTGAATGGCAGCGCTGCACGTTCAAAGAATTGCCTGATCTAGTCTATGGTTCGGTGTGGTGTGACCCCGCTGTCACCAGCACTGATGACAGTGACAGCATGGGCATTCAAGCTGATGGTGTTGACGCAACTGGCACACTCTATCGGCTTTTCAGTTGGGAATCCATTACAACCCCAGATGATGTTTTACGCAGAGCCATTTTGAAGGCTGTGGAATATGGCTTCAGCACTGTAGGCGTGGAAACTGACCAGGGTGGTGACACGTGGGAATCTATTTTTGAGAAGCTGCTAGTCACTATGATTGAAGCTGGTGAGATACCAGAAAATCATGGTGTTGGTTTTGCTCAGGCCAAAGCTGGTGCTGGTCACGGTAGCAAAGTGCACAGGAGTCAGCAGATGCTGCACGCTTACGAGCGCGGTGAAGTCATCCACGTGATTGGCACCACGCATGCACTAGAATCTGCTTTAGAGCGCTTCCCAAAAACCAAGCCATTTGACTTGGCAGATGCAGCCTATTGGGGCTGGTATCATCTTTTAGGTGCTGGTGGTTGGGCCATGTAGGCAAGATATAATTGAATGAGCTATAAAATTATGATAAAAAGGATATAGTCTAATGAATGGCACACCAGTCGATTATGGTCAAAGTCCTGTCAAGCGCTGTTTGCGTGCAGCGCTCATTTTGCTGGCCATTGAATCAAGTGGACAGCAGTTTAGATTGAGGAGAAAAATTATGCCAGAGAAAAAAGAGTATGCACCACCAGCCATTATATTTGAGACGCACTTAGAAACGCAGGCTGGATCACCACCACCCAACCCCGAAGAAGTGATTTTTGATGAGGTGCAAAATGAGTGACCAAAACTATCAAGATACCAAGCAGCCACGCTTTTCTGTTGACGTGCAAGCTGACGAATTTTTCACCAGCACTTTGCAATGGTACAAGAAAAACATCAAAGGCATGGACGTGCCAGATTATGCAGCTGACTCGCGCAAGCGTGACAGCTGGCTGCTAGACTTCCCCAAGCTAGAACCACATTTGGGGGGTGTGTTATTGGGTGCCACCAGTATAGATGCCAATCGAGGGTGGTCGGTGACTGGTGGCAGGAATCAAGCGATACGCTTCAGCAATGCGCTGCACAATTGGGTGCTGTTTCCAGATTTGATTGGTTGGCGCATGGGGTTTGGGGCGTTTGCGCAGAATTACTACAATACAGATTTCGGTGGGGCTGCTGAATTGGGGCGCGCTGGTGAAATGGGCGCGCTGCGTGGTTTATTTCATCTTGACTCTTCGCGTTGTGCTTTGACTGGTGATGTCGAATATCCTATTAAATATAAACCGCAAAAAGGCAAGTTGCAAAAATGGAAGGCGACCGATTATCTGAGAACAGCCAGTCAGGTCAGCACTGATGAGAAATACAATGGTTTAGGCTATTGTGCAGTGTCACGCTGCATTGACTTGGCACAGATCATGATCGCAGTGCACTTGCATGACAAAGAAGAATTAGGTGCCCAAGCACCCCGCGGCATCATGCTACTGAAGGGCATCACCGAAATGCAATTTAAAACTGCTATGCTAGGGCGTAAACAAGATTTAGAGGGTGAGAACTGGCAATATTATGACTCGGTGGCTGTGCTGGCCAGTGGTGACCGAGACATTGATGGCAAGCTATTGGCCCTCAGTCAGTTGCCACGTGACTTTGATCGTGAAGTATTCACCAGTTTGTTAATGTACGGATATGCTTTGGCTTTCGGCTATGATGCGAGCGAATTTTACCCGGTCAAATATGGTGGTCTGGGTAGATCAGGCGAGTCAGACATTCAGCACGTCAAAGCTAGTGGCAAGGGTGCCAAAAATGTCACGCTGGCATTCACAGATGCGATCATGCGCCCCGACATTGCGCCCAGCAGCGTGGTGTTTGAATTTGATGACCGAGACGATGATAGTGAAATAAGTGCCGCGGCAGTGACGCAAGCTTGGGCCACAGCTTTCAGAACTGTGCGCGAAGCGGCCATTGGCAATGATGGCCAGGGTGGTATCTCACGTGAGGAGTTTCGCATTTTGCTGGCATCTAAAAACATTATTGACCCGGCTTGGACCGAGGAAGAGGAACCTTCCATCATTGACGATGATGAAGGTGGGGCTGTGGAGCGTGCACATGCAGCTGTTGCTGTAGCAACAAAGTCACAAATGGCACTTAGGCGCAAGCGTGATGAATTGCTCAGCAGCCCACGCATTCATCGTGCTGCTGAGCTTTTCCCGCACGAACAAGTGGTGCGTTATCATTATCCACAGCGCAGGGTGCAGGTGCTCTGGGAAAGTGGGGAAAACTTACTACAAAGACGCAGCCACGCGGTGCCGTCTTATGTGGTGCAACGTCAAGCTGAAACTGAGGCGCTTTATGAAGGTGAAGATTTTGACATCACGGAAGCAGATGTCAATCGAGCGGTGGCCACAGCCAACCGGCAGACACCAGAATTTGCACAGCTGCTTGACCCGCCTGCGTGGGAGGCTGACGATGACCAAACCTAAGCAGCCAGCAGCCAAGTTGATAGATGTCAGTGGTTGGCAAGGCCCAGAGCAAGATGAATTTTTGACCAAGTTAAAAAATGATTATTCACCTTATTTTCAGCGCAGTGCCTATGATATTGCCTTAGATGCTGAGAGCGTCAGGCGTGCTGCTGCGCAATTTAACCAAGCAGCTGAAGCATGGCAGGAGATTTTGCGTGGTGTGCGCAGCTGGCCACCCAAAGAGTTAGATGTTTTGTCCATTTTCAGACAGACAGATACCACGTGGTATTGGGATGAAGCTGCCAAACGTTATCGCGATCAAGATGGTAGGTTTTTGTCACGTGCCGTGGCTTTGCAAATGGCTTGGGAATCTATAGATGCCACCAATGCCAGCACTGAAATTTTGGCACAATATGTGGCAGATGGTGTGCTCAGCATCACTGACTGGAAAAACTCATTTCGCCAAACCATCAAAGATGAATATGTTAGACAATACTTGTCTGCCATTGGTGGCCGCGAGCGCATGACACAAAGTGATTGGGGCGTGATTGGGCGTGCACTGCAAGATCAATATGCTTTTTTGGATGGCTTTGAAAATGCGGTGCCTGGCATGTCTGAAGCTGCTATTAGAGCCAGAATGCAGATGTATGTTAATTCAGCTAATTACATGAATGAACGTGCTTATGCAAAACTGGCCAAAGAGTGGGGTGTGGATGAAGGCTTTTGGGACGTTGACGAACTGGCTGAAAACTGTGACACGTGCTTAAGGCGTGGTGCGCTTGGTTGGGTGCCAGTGGGCGAGCGTGGCCTATACTTTGACCCAGATTTAGGCATTGAAACTGTCCCTGGCAAGGGTGACAGTGAATGCTTGACCAATTGCCGGTGCTCAGTCAGCTATCGCAACAGTGAAACAGGAGAAATCTTCAGCTGATGAAAATCACCAGGGAGCAGATCAACGTGAATCCATGCAATCACATTATAAAGCTAGATGGCATCACCATTGCCAAGCTGGTGAAAGACGAGTCAGGCACTGTGTGTTTGCAGCTGCTGGACAAGAACCGTTGGCAAGCTGCCAAGCGTGGGAGTGAGTTTGTGGAAATACCAGTCACAGAGCTGGTGCAAGCGCTCTGCGAATATGACCAAGTTGATTGCCTTATTGAAATTAGAAACAAAACATGATAAGATGGAAGTGGCAGATATAAAGTTAACATCACAATTGCATAAAAAGATCATAGCCCAGAGAGGCACGAATCCATTTTCGTGGCCTTTTTTTTTAAAAAAAATTGGAGGATTCAAAATGAATTTACTAGAAAAACTGTTAAGCGTTTTCCAACAGGGCACTGAAGTGCTCGAAGCTGAAGCTGTGCAGCGTGCCATTAGCAGTGGCCAAATTTCCACCCAAGTTGAGAGCGCGTTATGGGCTATGGATGTGTGGGGCGAATGGCTGATAGATGTTTTCTATGATGCTGGTGAAGTTTATGCAGTCACTATGGGTGGTGGGTTACTCAAAAAATATCCGGTCATGATTGATGCTGGCCAAGTTGAATTAGGTGAACCGATGGAAGTTGAATTTGAATTTCCTGAAGTTGCTCGCACCACCATTCAGCGCAGCCAGGTGAATGGCAAAGAGCAAGTGCGCTGGTTTTCAGTCAGCTGCACGGCTACCATCAATCGTGATCACCAAATTGACAGTGGTGACTTGTTTGACAGCTTTGTAGAGCATATAGAGCGTACCGGCAATTACCCCATTCGCAACTTCTATCATTTGGGTGCTGGTTTGCGCACTGGTCAAGCTGACTTCGTGGCCAGAGCTGGTCACACGCTGATCACGTCAGGCTTATACGATGACAGTGAAATTGCCCGGGCTGAAATTGCTGCACGTGAAGCTGACCCCGATTATTGGGGTGAATCTGTCGGTTATGTGCCTACCCAGGCACCGGAGTTTGAAGAAATTGGTGGTGTGCTGATGCCCATCAGACGTGCGGGCATAATGTTTGAAATTGCCACATGCCCTGAAGATGAGGCATCAGCTTTATTCACAGCCAAAACAAGTTTGCAATTCGAGGAGGTTACCCGTATGAATGCAAAACAGAAAGCTGCTTTTGTCAAATTATTTGGTGGTGATGAAAGCAAAGCACAAGCATGGTTGGATGACAATCCAAATGCCATCAATCGTGCGTTAGATGATGACCCCACTGCCGTAACACGCACAGCTGAAGTGGAAACTGAAGCTGCCGAGGACGAAACCACTGAAGAAGTTACAGCTGAGGCTGAAGCTGCTGAAAGTGTTGAAGCTGTCACGCAAGTGGAAGTCACTGAAGAATTTATGGAAGCGCTATCTGAGAATGCAGCTTTCATGAATGGTGTTGCAGAGCGCTTGGCACCCATAGGTGATTTGCAGCAGCGCTCTGCCCAAAACACAGCTGACTTGGCCATCGTCAGTGAAGTGCTGAATGAGATGCAGGCGCAGCTGGCCACCATTGCCACACAGCTGGCTGAAGTTGGTGCGATCAACCAGCAGCAAGCTGATGTCCAGCGTGCAGTTGCAGCTGCCAACCAAGTTGACTCGCCGGTGGCCAGTGCTTTGACACTGACTTTCCGGCCTGCTGTCCAGCGTGCAGCTGAAAACCAAACCAATGAAGATCCCGAAGAGGACAAAGCAGCCAAAGCGTTAGAGCGCTTACCCGCCTATTAATTCCGATCCCATCGGATTAAATTAAATACTTTTCGGAGGTATGAAAAATGAATCAAGAAGAACTTTTTGCTACGATGGCGCAGACTTTTGCGCAAATGGCAAACCCCGGTGGGCTTGGGGTTTCCAACTTAGCTGTGCAGCGTGCCATGACTGTCAGCACAGCAGCCACACCATTTGGCTGCTGCAATTTCTTTGATGTGTGTGGTGATGGTGATTTAATGTCATTGCACTTCAATGGTCAATTGCCTTTCCTTGATTGGGTTGGCTTTGATGTTTCTGACGAGTGCAAGCTGGTCAGTGAATACATTGACTATGTGCGTCCAGCGCAGAGTGAAGCCGCGGATACCCCCGGCTATCTTGGTGATCCTTGTGCTGATCCCTATGGTGTTGAATATGGCACCAGCAAAATTGAGACAGAAGATTTTGGGCGCATTGGTCGCATGGGACCAACCCGCGACTTAATGAAGCCCAAAAAGTATTGTGCCAGTGATCCAATTTGGCGCTTGGATGGCACGCAGATCACAGATGAACGTGAGTGGGATTTGCGTTTTGCAGTTGACCAGATTTTGACGGATGTCAATAACTTGGTAGTCGTGGGCTCTGATGCTGTGGCCGGTCAGTTTGATGGCTTGCAGCAATGGGTTTCCACTGGTTATGCTTCAGCCATGCAAGACTCGATTGTGATTGATTGGAATAGCAACCCCATGACTGGTGGTGCAGGCATCACTTGGAATGGTGCCGCGGTTTCAGCCACGGCCAATTTGGTGGACGTGCTCTTGGCGACTGTGCGCCGAATTAAGCAGCGGATCAGCTGGTCAAACCGCTTGAAAGTGCAGCCCATGAATGTGGGCGACATGATCATTTTGATGCCTTACGGCATGATCCCCTGTTTGTTAGATCACTTCACTTGCTGGTCAGTTTGTGACGGCAGTCAATACAATGAAGTCGCTCTGCAATCCCTCGAAGCACGCACTTTCCGCACTGGCTTGCTAGGTGGCTCGTTTGGCTATGGCAAGATTATGCTGGATGGCTTTGAAATTCCGGTGCTTGCTTATGACTGGTCATTAATCAATGCTGTTGACAATTTTGACTTCTATGTGCTGACACGTGCAGTCGGCAGTGTGCGCTTATGGCAAGGCCAGCATATCAGTGCCATGAATGCCATCAGCCAAGCACCCGAAAATGGTTACTTCAGTTTAGATGGTGGCCGTTTACTTGGTCGCATTGACACTGAAAACGAATGTCGCACTCTGAAAGCTTGGATGCACCCCCGTTTGTTCTGTCGTGCTCCATGGGCACAAGCGCGCTTCCAAAACGTGGTGTGTGACACGCCAGGTGGTGTGATCAGCCCTGATCCTTCTAGTGGTTTCCATCCGCTAGATGGTGCTTTCACTGCTGCTGAATGTGAAGAAGAAGAAATCCAATAAAAAATAGATCAAATTAATGGCAAGCGTGGTGCTAATCAATAGCACCACGCTTGAGGAGTTTTATCATGCCGTGTTGTGGTGGTGGTGTGCGCAGTGCGCCCACTGTTAGATCAAATGATTCAAGGAGCAGTGTTATGAATACAATCTACGATGGCCAGCAAGCAGTGCCTACTGTGGACGAAGTTGAAGATGGTCACACAGTTTTGAAATATGTGGGGCGCAGTTGGGGCACGCAAACTTATTTCGGGCCGGTGAGTGGCACCAGATATCGTGCAGGTTTGTCACGCGCTCAGGTGCAAGTCAAGAATGAAGATTTAGAGACTGCACGTTCAAACCAACCAGGACTGTTGCAGCTGCGCAAACATGGCTTGCTGGTGTTTGAATTATCTGAAGCAGTTGAAGCGCAGGAAACCCCCGAAATTGAAGCGCCCAGCCCCGAAACTGAAACTGGTGCAGCTGAAGCCGTCAGCACAGCCAATGCTGTTGCTGTAGCAACACCCCCCGCTGAGGACGTTGATTTGGCAGTTGAAGCCACCTTAGAGCTAAGCGTGACCAAGATCAAACTGCTAGACCATTTTTCCAAAGAAGATTATGCCGCGCTGTTAGTTGCTGAGCAAGCAGGCCAGCAGCGGAGCACATTAATCAGTTGGCTTGAGGAGCAATTGACTTGACAGCTTCAGCAGCTTTCATGTTTTTGCTGCTGAGTTTCGCAGTCTATCGGCTGGCACTGATCATGGCGAGTGACTCGATCAGTGCCAGTTTGAGAAAAGGCATTGGCAGGCTTGGTGCCACACAATTTAGATACAGTTTGGTTAACAAGTTTATAGAGTTATTTTACGAATTAATTACCTGTCCGTATTGCTTGGGCGTGTGGTTTGCAGCACTGGCTGCTTGGTATTATGTCACGCAGTTTGACAGCTTCAACTGGCTGCTGATGTGGCTGGCCATTGCTGGTGGCCAAGCGTTTTTGCAAACGGTGGGAGGTTATATCTCGAATGAGTATTGACGGCAAATATCCCTCAGACCCGGTGCGCATTGTCGATGGTGGCGTGGAGCTATTGCAGTTTGACTCTGATGGCAATCAAAACCCAGTGGGTGACGATAATCCACTGCATGTCACGATCAGCAGCCAAGATACCCGCGTGTTCAATAATTTCTTGGCGCAAGATTTAGATGCGTTAACTTACAGCTTGAACGTTGACGCAGTGGCCGGTGCCACCACGCTGCAAATTGTGGTGGATGGCACACACCCCACTGGCAGCATCAATGCTGGTGAAACTCTATTCGTGTTTGATGGCTTTGGTGCTGAGCAATTGGAAGTGATCAGCGTGACAGCACAGGTCGGTTACGATGATGTGGTGATTGACTCGCCTCTCCCAAAAACTTATGCAGCAGCCACACCCACTGAGATCAAACGCACCACCATCAATTTCGCCAAAGCGGGGGGCAGCTTAGGTAGTCACTTAGAGTTTGTCATGCCACCACCATTGGCACAAAGCACACCAGTTGTGCTTGATATTACCTTTATGAAAATCATATTGCTGGATGATGTTGCAATGGATGATGGCAAGTTTGGTGGTATTGCTGCTTTGACCAATGGGATTGTGCTTCACCATCATAGGCCAGATGGGATCAACAGCATTTTCAATGCCAAAACCAATGGTGACTTAAAGCATATTGGGCGCGGGGCATATGATGATCGCAGTGGTGGTGGTGGTGATTATGGCTTTGGTGTGGAAATTCTTTGGGAAGATTGGTATGGTGTACCCCTGCGAATCTACCCGGGTGATTATGTTGAAATTTTAGTGCAAGATGATCTGTCTGCTTTGACACGTGCCACGTGCACGGTGGGTGGCCAAGTCACCACGCAAACAGCACCATAGGAGAGAAGCATGAAAGTCAGTGATCCAATTCGCGTGGTTTATTTCGATGAAAGCATTGGTGATTTTGTTGACGTGGATGCCACACACCCACTGCCGGTTGGTGGTGCTCCATCGTCAGAGCCAGTGGTGGTGGTGCCAGGTGACACTGCTGCGCAAGATGCTTTTGGGCGCTCACGTGTCAGCATGCAGGGTTTTAGGCTTGACAATACTTTCACATACGACAAAATGCCCTTGCTGTTTGATGAAGTGGTGTCTGGCACGGGTGCTTTAACACATAATAGCAACTTGCGTGCAGTTTATTTGTCAACAGGTGGCACTGTCAACGCAGCAGCAGCCACTTTGCAAGCCAGTCAATACACACCTTATACCCCCGGTAACAGTCAGCAAATTGTGATTACAGGTAACTTGAATCCAGATGGAGTGGATTTCACCAATGTGGTGGCTGAAATTGGCTATGGTGACGCAGCCAATGCCGTGGGCTTTAGGCTTGATGAAGATGGAGCCAGCATATTTTTGCGCAGCAGCATCAGTGGGGCAGCAGTTGACTTGGTGAATGTTGACCAAGCTTTCTGGAATGAAAATCAGTTACTGGATACCGACTGGACAAAAAGTCAAATTTTTATGATTGATTTTCAGTCACTGGCTGTTGGCCGTATTCGTTTTTATCTTGACCGCAACGGTGTTGCTGTTTTATTGCACGAAATTCATAATGACAATTTGCGGATTGGTCCTTATTGGCAGCTGGCCACCTTGCCACCTTTCTGGTCGGTCAAAAACATAGGCACTGCCAATGCAGTGGCACGTGTGCTGGCCATTTGTGTGACTGTAAAATCTGAAGGGGCACCAGACTTGCAGGACCTGCCCGGCTTTGCGTTTTCTGCTACACGTGCAGGCAGCCTGAAAACAGTCAGCACCACGCTGGTGCCGGTGCTCAGCTTGCGCTTAAAAGCAACTTACAATACCTTTTCTAATCGTGGCTTGGTGGTGCCAGTTGGCTTGCAAATTGTGACTGATAACAGCATTCATTGGAAGATATTAAAAAATCCAACCACGTTGACTGGTGCCAGCTGGTCAAGCGTGGATGCTAACAGCATTTGTGAATTTGACATCGCAGCCACTGTGGTGACTGGTGGTCGTGCGCTCATTACAGGTTATTCTGGTACGGGCAACAACCGCGCTGCTGGCAGTGATCATGGTATTGCTGGCAAAGGCGAAATTCATTTAAATGCTGCGGGTGTCAGTGACATTTTGACTTTAGCTGCTGTCAGAGTTAGCACCAGCGATGCTGATGTGGGTGCGAGCATCAATTTCAAAGAAATTAGATAAAGTTTAGATCATAAGTTTATAAGAGGAGAGAATGAAATGACTAATCAACACACAATTTTAGGTGGTTCCACTCTGTGGAACAATCGTCACTTGGCTGATCCTGATGCACTCGAAGCGCAGCCAAGTCAATCAGTGGAAGATTATGCCCTGGCTGATTTGCGCATTGGTGGTGTTGTGCTTTGGCCGTTCAATCCAAACACGTCAAAATTTGCACTGGCAGATGGCTCTGTGGCCAACCCGCTAATCTATCCCCAATTGCCCCCGGCATATGTTTTCGCTGATCAAACGATTTTAGATAAATCTTATCGAGGGTTAGCGGTCAGTGATGCTGGCCTAATGGTGACAGTTGCAAATAATGATGTCGTAGCACAAACGTCAAGTGATGGCGAAACCTGGGCTGCACAAGCTGCTGCCATTCCCGCGGCTGCATTAGCAAGGCACTGCTTAGCTTTTGGAGCTGGTTTGTTTGTGCTCGTTTACACAGACAGCTGCTACACTTCCCCAGATGGTGCCACCTGGACGAGCCGGACAATTCCCGCTGGTGCTTGGGATTACATAAGCTTTGGGAATGGTTTATTTGTGGCCGTGGGCACTGATATTTGTGCCACGTCACCTGATGGTATAAACTGGACAGAGCAAACTATCCCCGCGGGTGCTTATTTGTCTGTGGTTTATGGAGCTGGAAAATATGTCGCTGTGGGAGTTTCAGTCGTTGCAACCTCACCGGATGGCGTGACCTGGACAAGCCGTTCGATTGGATTAGGTGCATGGAACGATGTCACTTATGGGAATGGCGTATTTGTGGCCGTGGGCAATAGTGGTATTTGTGCCTATTCTTATGATGCAATTAACTGGACTACAATAACTCCGGGCTTTAGTATTGATGACTTTAAATCAGTTGATTGGAACGGTCACGCGTTTTTGGCTATTGACGACCTTCCGGAGGCGTTTGTCTCTACTGACGGCATCACATGGCACCAAATAGCAACGGATCCAAGTACCGCAGTCAATGAGATTGCAAACTATGGTGGGCGCTGGATTGCTGTCGCTAACACAGGCACCACCAGTTTGACAGCTGATTTGGAATTGCCATCACTGACTGGTGACAATGACTGGAACTATTATATTAAAGTTGCCTAGCATGTTGCCATGTGTTTATGATTATAAGCATATGAGGAGTGAGTTATGGAAATGAAAAACAGAAACGATCTGAGCAAGCCAAGTGCACGCTTAAACAGAAAGCGTGGCACACCTGAAGACATTAGATCAGACCAGCACCAATCTGTCGAACAGCTAAAGGTTGGTCACATTTGGAGTGGAGCAGCTCCCGCGGGACAAGTCGCAACGGCAGACGGATACGGGGGCGCGAGTTGGCAACCTAACGCGGCTGCGGGTGTGTTTGCTTATACTCCCTATAATTCACTTTATGGGCCTAATAATGTGGCACAACCTTTAGCGAATAATGCGATTCAAATTGGCAATACTGCCTCCGCAGGTGGGGACAGTGGGGTGTCGATTGGTCATAATTCAATCGCTGCTAATGCTTTCTCTGTGGCAGTTGGTTATGATGCGGAAACAAAGCCGGGATTTCCCTCCGTGGCGATTGGCGCATTTTCGGAGTCTAATACTCGCGGCGTTGCTGTTGGTCGTCAAGCGATTGCTGGTCCTAACAGGATTGCAATTGGTTATGATGCGGAATCGGCAGGGCCAGGATACACTTATGGTGGAATTGCGATTGGTCAATATTCGTATTCTTTTTCTCCAACTGGTGGAGCAATTGCGATCGGATATAAGGCGGATGCAAATGACGGGATTGCTATCGGGTACGGCGCTATAAGCGCGCTCCCTGGTGTATTTCCAATATATCCGTCAATTGCAATCGGGAAAAATGCGTTTGCGAATTCGTCGGCTTACGGTGGTGCGATTGCGATTGGTGCATCGGCTGAGGCGTTGGGTGGTGTTGGTGGCAGTGGTCAAGGAATTGCAATTGGAGTTTCAGCATATGCCTCGCATGGAGCAATTGCGTTGGGATATACTGCGAATGCAGACGGTAATGATGCTCTCGCTATTGGTCGCGCTGCGGATGCCGGTCTTAACGGGATTGCTATCGGGCCTTCGACATCTGTTGGAATTTCAAATGGGTTAGCGTTAGGCCAAAACGCACAGGCCACTGGCACTTTTGGCGTTGGGATTGGTATCAATGCTCGTGCAAACTTTCCAGGAGCGCTTGCTGTTGGTGCAAATGCTATAAGCGGTTATCCTTACGGCATAGCCATCGGGCCGTCTGCCAATGTCGCAGCGGGTGGCACTTATGCAATGGCAATAGGTTACGGAGCTACGGTTTCTGCCACAAACTCAACAGCGTTAGGATATCGCGTTTCAAATTCCGTTGCTTCATCGGTAAGATTGGGCGTTGGATCAACAAGTTTTATCCATTTCGATGATTTTACTCCCGTCGCGGCTGCAACGACTCCAGGGCATTATTTTATAGTTGAGTTTAATGCGGGTCGTTATAAGATTCCGTTGGAAGCGATTCCTTAATGAGATAAAATTGTCATGCAAACCATATATCCAATTAATCAGCAGGAGCAGAAAAATGACTAAGCAAATGAAAGTGTCTGACATCACCACCATTGAAGAAGCGCGAAAATTTCGTGCTGAAGTTTTACGGCCAATGGAGCAAGGTGAAACCAGACGTAGTTTGCGCAATGAGTTAAATGTGCAAATGCGCAGAATACACTTAGAGCAGCTTGCTAAGCAGCAAGCTGAAGCTGAAGCAAATTAAATTAATCACCAGGGAGCAGCAAAAATGGAAAAGCAAATGATCTTCATGTCAGGTTTGCCCCGTTCTGGGTCAACATTGCTTTGTAATATATTGGCCCAAAATCCGGAAATCTTTACCAGTGCCACGAGCAGTTTAATTGACGTGGTGACATCAATCAAAAATGGCTGGAACCAGCTTGCTGGCATGCGAGCCATGTCAATAGAGAAAAGCAATCAGCACTTGAAAAATGCTCTGCTTAGTCTGCTCTATGGTTATTATGCCAACCAGCAAGAGTCAGTCATCATTGACAAGTCACGCGGCTGGCTGGCATTCATTCCCACCATTGAGGCAATCACTGGCCAGAAAGCAAAGATCATCGTAACTGTGCGGGACTTGCGCGGTGTGATGGCTTCAGTGGAAAAATTATATCGCAAAACTGATGCTCTTTCAGTGGTGCCAGGTCAACTGCAATATCCTCAGCATTTCATCAACGTTCAAACACGCGTGACATTTTGGGCTGATGGTCGCAACTTGGTTGGTAGTTGCTTAAATTTGATTAGAGCAGCACAAGAGCAGCACTTAGGTGATCGCATGCACTTTGTAGATTATAAATATCTGTGTCAAGCACCAAAGGCCACGCTGGAAGGAATCTATAATTTCATTGAGCAGCCAAATTTTGTGCATGACTTTGACAATGTGCAGCAATTCACCACTGAAGATGATCGCGTGCATGGTTGGTTTGAATTGCACACCATCAGGCCAAAAGTTGAATATCCACCGCAAGATTTCAATGATGTTTTGGGCCAAAGTTTGGCTGATAGTTTGAAAGGCCAAGAGTGCTGGTGATGGCTGTGAAGCACAAAACCGCAGGTTTCCCGCATTTTGCAGCCACTTCACATATATTGACTTAGAGCAACGCTTGAAAACGCAGGAAAAAGGAAAACGATGATTGTACCAAGTGCACTTGACATCACGCCTCACGCTGGTATTCCGATCTCGCTCTATGCGCTAATCAATGGTATTCCTGAATGCGCGTTTTTTGGTGTGGCCAAAGCTGGTGAAGATGCTGCCTGTCCTGACATTTGGACGCAAGCGCAGCGCAATGCTTTGAGCGCTTATCTGGATGATGCCCAACTAAAGATTGAACGACAATTAAATTATCCACTCAGCCCCAAATGGTTTGTGGCTGAAGAATCTATCTACCGGCCACGCTTAAATTTGAAATGGGGCATGGTCACGTGCATTGGTCAGCAAGCTTGGGCTGGTGTTGCTACAGCAACACCAGTCAATCATGCAGCTGATCCGGCCACCATCACCATCAGTGTTCCAGCTGGCACCTATGCAGCTGGTGCTGAAAATGACATGCACATTTTTCATCCTAATAGTGATTATGAGGTACAAGCCAGCAGCGTGGTGTTTAACGCAGGTGGAGTAAACGATACTTATGTTTTCAGCATTCCCCGCTGCCGTTTGGTCAAGCCAGCTTTTTGGAATAATGGCATCAGTGGATTAGATTATACTGATCTCAACAACTTTGCTGACGAATTAGATGTCAGACTAGAAAGCTGTGACACCACCACGCAAGCCACATTGCTTGGCCATGATTGCAGCTGTATTGAATCTAGCAGCCGCGCCTGTGTTTATATCCGTAACAGCTATTTAGGCACCATTGATGTCATTCCCATATGCAGCTGCCCTCCTGGTGACAAATTGAGTGTCAATTATCAGGCTGGCTTGCAAGTGCTTGACAGTGCCACAGCTGATCTGATTATACGTTTGGCGCACACTTTGATGCCTAATCCTATTTGTGGTTGTCGAGGCATCAAAGCTTTATGGGAACGTGATCGCAACACGCCCACCAACTACACACCGGAGCGTGAAGCGTGTCCCTTTGGTTTGTCTGATGGTGCTTGGTTTGTGTGGAATGCCATCAGTGACATGGTTTTATATCGCAGCGCTTCGATATAAATTTAACATCACAATATTATGCCAACCACATTAGAAGTGACCTTACCTAAAAAATTCAACTGGCAAAAGGCAAATGCTGAAGCTGTGCGTGAAACACGTGCTAAGATGAAAAGTTATTGGCCGCGCTCAGCTAATCGCACCACACGTGGCTGGACTACAGTCCGCAGGCCACGCTTTCAGGTGACGGTCAAGCCCACTGCTGAAGCATTGGCAGTGGCCAAGCTGAAAATGTCAGGGCCGCGCAAGTCACTGCAAATTTGGCACTGGATTAGTGATGGCACCAAGTCTTATCCGATCATGCCAAAAAATGCACCATACTTGGCATTTCGGGCCGGTGGCAAAGCTGGCAGCAGGCCAGGAGTTTTGATCAGTCATGCTGCTAAGCGGGGCACCGGAAATTGGGTGCGCACCAAAAAAGTGCAGCACCCGGGCATAAAGGCCCGAAATTGGCGTGAAAACTTATTGAATCGAGGACTGGCCAAGTTGACCGAATACTATAATGCAGCCCTCAAAAAAGCTATCAGGAGACAAAAATATAATGTCTGATCAAACTGAAAAAGAAATTGAAGCAACACCCCCCAAGAAGCGCACCACCAAAGCTGAGGCCAGTTTCAAAGTCAAAGTTTTGCGCCGAGAAGGCAATATGTCATTAGTGCAATATGTTGACCAAAATGGTCAAGTGCAGCGCTGCATTGTGAATCGATCAATCCCTACTGCACAAGCGCTGATCAAGCAAAGCGAACTTGACGAGTCACCAGCTTACGGCATTCCGTTTGCTGATCTACAATCAATCACGTTGAATGCGTCCGAGATTGAGCAAGTCTGTCACCAATATGGGATCTGGGAGTCAGCTGACTTTGACAACCCCAACGCGCTTAATCCTACATTGATCAATCTTGGCCGTTTAATCATTGGCAAATTAAAATCTCATATTGAGGAGGCTTCAAATGACTGAAACTTTAACACAAGGTGATGCTGGTGTTTATGTGCAATGGCTGCCTGGAATGGAAAAGCATTTCTTAGGTAATTGCATTGATCTTGACAGCTTACCAAACCCCCGGCAAGGTGGTGAAACTATATTCTGCTGGGCACCAGGTCGAAAAGGTTTTCAAGCACGTGGCAGGCGCAAAACCACGCCAGGTGATGTGGAATTTACCCTATCTCACTTGCTGGAAACGCAAGCCAGTTTCTTGCACACGTTAGATTGGGACACTTTCAGATTTTATGGTGTCATCGCTGAGTGCAGCACGCCAGAAGTATTTGGCAACTGGTCACGCGCCGCGGCCTATGAGGAGATTCAAAAAGATGATGATCCTTTCACTGCTTTTGCAGCGCATGCTGAAGATGGTGACATCATGCACGAATACAGCTTAAGTGGGCCACCCCCGCGTTATGACTTCTTACACTTGCGTGGTGTGGAGCGTGATCCAGCCTATGTGCGCCCCATTCAAGCATTGTGCATGAATCGTGAATCCGGTGCGTGTGCAGGTGCTCCACCCCGCGAGCGTTATCATACTTGGTTTGCTGCTGAAACTTTAATCGCTGCTGCTGCTGCCATTGTGAAGCGTAGTACCGATTACGGTGTTACCTGGACAGCTGTGACCAGTCCTTTTGGCATCAATATTGACATCCAAGCGCTGGCCATGTTTGAGATCAGCAGTGGTGTTGATCGAGTGTTAGCGTTTGCTGACACGCAAGCTGGCAATCCATTGCAAGTTGCCATTAGTGACGACAATGGTGCCACATGGGCCATCATTGACATTGGCAGCACCAATGGCGAATATTTGGAAAATCAGCGCTGCGTGTTTGTCGGTGACAGTCGCCACATTTGGGTTGGCACTGATCAGGGTATTGTCTACTTCAGCAGCAATGGTGGTGTTACGTGGACACAGCAAGCCACACCCGCTGCGGTGGCAGGCAATGTCATTCAAGCTGTGCGCTTTGCTGGTTCTCCTAACGAATATCATGGCATTATTGTCACAGATGCAGCCTCAGCAGCCATCACCAGTGATGGTGAAAACTGGATTGATATTACTGCAACACTTCCCGCTTTTGGTGTGCTTTATGATGCTGCCATTTTCAGTCAATATATCTTCATGCTATTTGGTGACAATGGTGCTGGCTCCTCAGTGCAAATGACCTATGACGGTGGTGAAACTTATCAAGAGCGCTTCTTCAGTGGCAGCACCACCGATACCGTTTATGCCTCATCTTTCATAAACAGTTTCGAAGGTGTCATTTTGACAGATGCAGACAAGATGTACCAGACCATTGACGGTGGTGACGAGTGGCTAGAATTTCAGATACCAGCTGGCTTGACTGCTGGACCTACAAGCTATGTGCTGCTTGGCAGTTGGACAAAAGGCGGTTTTTTCACTTCAGGAAATAATGAACTGAATGCGATCATTCCGCATTATACCTAGCAGCTGAGTGGAGCAGTTTCGGGGCGACTGCTCCCTGGCAGTTCCACCACACGCCCCGCGGCTGCATAGCATTTGAAAGTGCTGTGCAGCCGTCCCGTTTTTATAAAATTACAATCACAAGATTATCTCTACAGGGAGCAGAAAATCATGACTACTGAAACACCTAAAAGAAAAAGATCACGCAACAAAAAAACAGCTGTTGCTGAAGCACCAGATGAAGCTGTTGAAGCACCAGATGGCAATGGCCAAGCTGAAGCTGCTGAAGAAGTTGCTCCATTATTTAAATTAGATTACGATCCCAAAGCGCACCCCTTCAAAACTGTCAGCGGTATCACTTTGACATTGCGTGCCATCACCATGCTAGACATTGGGCGCGTGTCAAATGCCATTAGAAGCAAGCACGTCAGGCAAGGCAAAGCCATTGACCCGCCCGTGATCAAAATGCCGTTGGCTGGTGGTGGTGTGCAGGAATCAATGGTGACTTCCAAAATGGTGGTGACTTTTAAAAAGCAATTAGCTGACAAATCTTTCACGAGTAAGACCATTCGTGCTGAAGTGCAGCGCGTGGTGGAGCAGTGGGAGCAGCATTTAACTGACACTGATGAAATGAATGGTGAGATCAATCGAGAAACCACCAAAGTGCTGCTGCGTGGTGTCACTGATGACTTACCGGCAGATCATGAATGGCTGTTAGAACGTTTGTACATTGGCATTGAGGATATCCCTGGCTTTGAAACTTGGTTTGAAGATCATCCTGATGAGGCTGACTTGAATTTAAAACAGGTCACAAAGCGTGTGGGCAGCTTGACACGCACGCAGCGCTTTGATCTGTGGTTTTACTGGCTTGCCACTGTGGTGTGCGTGTTACCGTCAGAACTGGTGCGCCTGCAAACTGAAGTGATGTATATCTCAGGTGAGGGCTCAGTCAGCCGGGAGGTGATCGCTGCTTCAGGCGAAATGTTTCTCGGTGCAATATATCAAGAAATGGAGCAGAGACAAACAAACGCAGCAGCGCAAGCCAGCAGTGACAGTGCCCCTGAAACAAGTGTATCTGGAAGCAGTCAACAAAACGAAAAAGCCGGGCAAGTGGCAGCACAATGAAAGCTTCACGCTGGTTGATATCGCGCTGAAGCATGGCTTTATGCCCAGTGATTTTGGTATCTGTGATCCAGCTGATGATATTGCGATAGTCATTGCTTATGCTGACACCATTCGGATGATGGAAGCAGTTGAGATGTTTATAATCGAGGTTGAAAATGACAAGCCAAAAACCTAACGAAGTTGGTGTGGCCGCGATTTGGCAGAACCAAAGATTTCTACCTGGCCAAGCTAAGTGGGCTGCAAAAATGGCTGAAACGATGGGCATTGGAAAAAAAGCGCAAAGCTCTTTTAGTGGCATTGGAAAAATCGCGAGTGGATCACTCAGCAGTGGCTTTGCAGTGGCTGCCGCGGCTACAGTGGCTGTGGTGGCTGGTTTTGCTGCGATTGTAGCCGGGGGCATCAAAGTCATTTCAACGCTTAACAACATTGCCAAAGAAACTGCTCCACTCTACGGCATTGGTTTGGGGTTTGAAGCTAACGCGGGCAAATATGGTGTCAGTATTGACAAGATGCGCGCTGCGTCTGGTGGCATGCTGAATGATTGGGAATTGATGCAAAAGGCAAATGTGGCTCTGACTGGTGCCACCCAAACCTTCGGCCAAGAGTTTGGCAATGCGCTTCCTGCTTTGATTGGTGGTGCCAGAGTTGCAGCACGTAACACTGGCCAAGAGTTTGACTTCATGTTCCAGTCACTGGTGACAGGCATCAAACGCAGCTCGCCTCTGCTGATTGACAATACTGGATTAGTGCTTGACATGGCTGCTGCTAAAGATAAGCTGGCCACTGAATTAGGTATCACTGTAGACCAACTGAGCAGCGAACAAGAGCAGATTGCAGTGCTGAATGCTACGGTTGAAGCCAGTCAGCAGCTGATGAAAGATTACGGCAGTGACCAGCTGACTGCTGCCGAGCAGATGGCCAGGGTAGATGCCCAAAGTGCCAATTTGAAAAATACTCTAGGCACTGCACTTCAGCCTGCACTGGCCACAGTGCAAGGTGCTTGGGCTGACTTGCTGCAAAAGTTTGCTGACAGTGCTTTGCAAGGTGGTGAGGTCCAAAACATTTTTGTGAAGATTGGCACCGCAGCCAGCTTCATGGCTGATGGAGTGGCTGCTGCCATTGGCTTGGTGGGTGATGTCATGCAGTCATTAGTGACCACTGTGGATGGTGCTTTCAGTGGCACGCTTGACAGTGCTTTTGAATGGGGGTTCAACTTAATCGAGCAGTTTGCGGGTGGCATCATGGACGCGATCAGCAGCGTGCTGGTGTGGGCTATGAATGCTTTGACCAGCATGCTGACTGGCTGGATGGCACCAGGATCACCACCTAAAGTGGCCCCCGATATTGACAAGTGGGGCATGGGTGCGATGAATGAATATGTGAAAGGCATGACTGATGCTGAGTTTGGCATGCTGAAAGATTTACAATCACCACTTAAGCAAGCTTTGGGGTTCCTCGAGCAAACTGGTGGCATTGGTGAAGGTGCTGCTGGTGGCATATTTGCAAACATTAGCAAACAAATTGCTGCTGGCATTGACAGTGGTGACTTGACCAGTGCTTTTGAAAGCTTAGGAAAATCAGCTGGTGAATTTGGGCCTGAACTGGTCAAGCTGGCTGAAGGTCAGCTTGCCGTTGCTACAGCAACAGATGCCGTGACTTCAGCAGAGCAGCGCTTAGCTGCTGCACGTCAAAGTGAAAATGCAGCCACAGATGAAACTCTGAAGCAAGTTTCCGAATATAACAAACTGTTGCGGGAAGGTGGCACCAAGCAAGAGCTGAATGATAAACTTGCAATGGTAACGGCATCAGGTGCAGCTGAGCAAGCCGCGATTGCCGAAACAGCAGCAGCTGAAGATGCTTTGCAACTGGCCAAAGAGCAGCAGCAAGCTGCGGAAGATTCATTGACCAGTCAAGAAAATGCGGTCAACCAAATGTTGCAACTGTATCGTGAATTGATGGGTGATGCGCCCACGGCCGCGGCTGGTGCTGCTGGTGGTGGTGGTGGTGCTGGTGCTGGTGGTGGGCCGTTAGGTGGCTTGGGTGATGCGCTCAGCACAGGCATGGATGGCATAACCACCATGATGACTGAAAAGGTGGCAGCCATGAAAGCTGCTATCGTGGAAAAGCTTTCAACGCTTTGGGATAGCATTGTGACCAAGTGGGATACAACTACGGGTGAAAGCTTTGCAAAAATCAGTGAAGCGTGGACAACTTTAGTTGACACTGCGAAACAGTGGTATGACGAAAAAATTGTGCCCATGTGGGAAGGCTTCACTGACTGGTTAAATACTTATGTCACACCAGCGGTGGAAGGGTTGATTGAAGTGGCCACAGCTTTGGGTGATTATGTCAGCGAAAACTTGATCGCTTATTTCAATAATTGGAGCTTAGCAGCTGAGGAAGTTTGGGGCTGGCTGAATGATGTTTGGGAGAAAATTGATCTAGACTTGTCACCAGCAATTGAATGGCTGCGTGATGGTGTTCTTGCTGGACTACAAGAAGGAATCAAAACCATCAATGGTTTATTGAGCACTTTTGCAAGCTGGTTGAGCACTATTGCCACCCGCATTAGAAACATGCCCAAACTAACAGACTATACTAAAGAGTCACCAGTGCCTTTGGCTGAAGGTATCAAAGAGATCAATGCCCAAATGAATATTCTTGCTAAGAGCAACATGCCAGCATTAGCACAAAGCTTGAATCGTTTGCAGCCCCAAAATGGCTTGGCACCAGTGACCACCACCAATGTCAGCAACCGCACTGCCAACATTAGCATGCAAAACAGCTTTGCTGGCATGACCCCTGCGCAAGTTGAAAGTGTGGTCAGGCGTGTCATTAGAAGTGAGATGAGATAACCAATGACTGATTATGTGCCTATCATAGATGGCTTGCAAGTATTTTATATTTCAGATGGCACGCGTGAGAACACGTTTGACATCTTAGGAAATTTTTCTCTCGAGGCGTGGCCGCGTGCCATTCAAACCATGAAAGATGGTGGAGTGTGGCAAGATTCCCCGCTGGCTGATGATCGGCACTTAGTAGATTTTCGCTGGTCAACAGTGCTCGAAGAATTTGAGATCAATGCCAGTGCCAAAGACGATGATTCCCTGGCTGCACAGATCAGAGAAATGCGCCGCGTGCTGCTGCGTGCACGTTCATTTTGGCTGGCACCAAGTAAGATCAGGCCAGTGTTTATGGCTCGAAAAAAGTTGGGTGAAAGTGTCACCAGATATGCGCTCATTCATAACTTTGAAACACCTGCTGATGGTGACACCATCAAACAAGATTCACCACTTGGTTTGGTATCTGAAGAATACCTGGTGCAGATCGAGCGCTCAGGATGGCGCAAGCAGCCCCCTGGATTAGATGAGTGCTTAGAGTTTTATCATGAAGCTGTTGACCGTGATGAAAGGCGTGACGCACTTGTGTTTGATCAAACTGATGCACGTGCAGAGCGTGCCTATCATGCCACGCTTGACAAGTATGAAGATCAGTTTGCTTGGGATGGTTGGTATAAGATTGATTGGGCCACACCTGCTGTTGGCAGCGTGACTGCACCTATCTGTGGCATGTGGGACAGTGGCACTGTTTATGAAGGTTGGAAATATATCATCGAGGAAGATTCTCGTGGTCAAATTTTAGTGTCATTGTGGGCTTATCAGGACGGTCCAGCTATCGGCAACACTGGTGAAAAGATCAGCTTTTGGGAGCTGCCGTCATCTATCAAGGGTGACTGGTTCCACATGGCACTGAGCACCAATTCTGGCTGGACTGCTTGTAGGCTGTTTGTGAATGGTTATCTGGTGCCCTTGTATGGGTATCAAAATTCAGGCTACACACCAGTGGGCAGCACTGCCAATTTCGTGGTGGGTAATTATGCCAGCTATGATGAAACGGCAGGCTTAAAGATGGGATGGCAGCGTTTGTGGCAGACCAATTGGTTCTATAGTGACCCCGAACCAATTGATTATGAGGCGCTCTGCTTCACACCAGATGGGCCATTTGCTGGTGCTGTGGTGGCTGCTTGGCAGCATGAAGTTGGTGAAGGCACCAATTTAACTGACTTGCTGGTGGGGTGGGATTTGACGATGACCAATGTCGAAATTTTGGCCATTTGTAATGAAGCCATTGGATTGCCCAGCGATGTGCGTGACTGTGCTGCAATTGCTTTGCGCAATGGCAATTTGCCAAACTTGACGCACATTTTCAGATACGATGCTTCAGCAGCTGCTTTCAGCACCAACCAAGTGGAAAATACCGGCATTGATCTTTTCACCTTTCCCAGTGGTGCTGGTGACATACTATACATCGGCCACACAGATGTGCCCATTGACGTGCTTTTGTTTAACTTGGCCACAGCAGCCCCACCAGGTTGGGGCATGAATTATGAGGCTTATACTGGTGCCTGGACAAACATCGCACCCACAATGACTGACAATACTAATGGATTCACAGAGTTGGGCAGGAATCTGTTCTATCTGAATCAAGCCAACACACTGACCAAAACCACCATCAATGGTGTGAATGCTTATTGGGTGCGCTGGACACTCACAGTCGCGGCCATGCCGTCAGTGCCTAAGATGGCCATTGACCATGTGCAAGCCCAAAACAAAAACTGGTTTCTGATTGATGATCTCGGTGGTGATATTGGTGTAGAAACGCAGCTGCGCTTTGAATCAAAGTATGAAAAATTGACTGCTTATTTTTCGTCAAAAACTTACCGAATGATCTTAGGTGTCAAAAACATTGGTGAGGCGCCAGATTTTCAAGCTACGGCAAACTTCAGTGATGTTTTTGTGGGTGGTGCTGATTTGTCGGTGGGTTTGCTAGGTGGTGCTTTTGGCGCTGATGCTGATGCACCCACCGGCAGAGTGGTGCAAAAAACGATGATCGCCACGCAGCAGGCCAGCTTAGCTGCCATCAATATATCTAGTAGTGTGGCCAGTCAATACAATGGCAGATTTAATGTGTTTGTGCGTGTCAAAACTGATGTGGCTGCGGGTGGCTTTGACATCTATGGCTCTTATGCCAGTCAAAACAAAGTAATAGGCTTTGACAACATTTTGCAGTCAGGCACGCCTTATGGTGTGCTCACCTATAATTTGGGCACCATGCAGCTGCCAGTGCTGGATGCTGGCTTGCTGGTGGGTACTGAAGCACAGCCACCGACATGGGTCACAGTCAGTTGCACGTGCAACACGCCGGGCACCATCAAACTGGTGGACATCATTTTCATGCCAGCTGATGAAGTCTATCTGGATGCTTATTTGACACAAAGGCACAAAGGCACTGGTGCTGACTTCACTGACACCATCGAAATAGGCAGCGTGAAAACTTTGACCAGGAATTTGCTGGCACGCATAATCAACAACAGCGATGTAGTGGTTGAACAGATGGATTATTTCTGTCAAAGACGTTTCTGGCTGCCAGCTACTGACCGGCACATGGTGACGGTACTTTTCATAGGCAATTGGCCTTATATGAGCACCGGCGCAAGTGGCGAAGATTTTAGTGATCATCGTTTGCTGTTTGAAACTGTAATGGATGGAAACGAGTTATATTTATCTAGTATTCCCCCAGGTGTTTAGATGGCCATTTTGAAGAACACAGGCATCATTGTCAAAGTCTACCAGCCAAGCTGGTATCCCACCTTTGACCCTTTTGCCAAAGAGATTGATAACAGCTTAGCTGAAAAGCTGGCCTCATACACCCACAGCATTTTGGCTGATGGTGGTTTTGATGCTGCCAGCATGGGTTTCAGCACTGATGTTTTCACAGCTTCTGACTGGTATGAGAAAGGGCTTGGTTACATCATTCAGGTAACGGATGAATTAGGTAATGAGATTTGGCTTGGCATTGTCAACCAGATCACGTTTGTGCAGAGTGAATTGACCAGCACCATTGGGCCACTGCTAGACATTTCTAATGACATTATTGCCACTTATACGCCTATCTATGTTGAGCACACTCCTTTTCTGAAAGGTGCGCAGCGCTTTACAATCATTGTGCAAGACACTGACTCGATTGCGAAATATGGCACTCACATGCTGGTGTTGAATGCAGGCGAGGCTTTGGTGGATACCACAGCCACACCAGTTTACAATGAAGCTGAGCAAGCCAGAGATACTTATCTATTGGAAAATGCTTGGCCAAATGACGACCAAAAAAGTGTGCAGTTCTCAGCTGGTCAAGTTAGCATTCAGTTAGAGTGTTTGGGGCTGCGTCATTACTTAGAAAAATTTTACTATAATGACAACACACCAGGAGTCACCACCATCAGTGGCACACCCACCAGCAAGCTAGAGTTAGTTTTGGCAGCTGATCCAAATGGCATTGTGGACAGCACTGACTTTGACACTAATCCAGTTCTGGTGCGCAGGCTTGATGACAAGTCGCGCACTGGTCAAACGATCATCAGTGAACTGTTAACACAGGGTGGTGCCAGCTTCGAGCGCTGGACATTTGGCATTTTTGCCAATCGGGTGGCACGTTATAAACCAATTCCGACACAGGCCGAATATGCTTTAAGAATTGGTGAGGAATCTAGGCTGCTTGACTTTGGCACTGATCATGTAGTAGAGCCGTGGAACGTATTGCCAGGAAAATGGCTGATAGCACGCAACGCTTTTCCGGCCACACCACTGTTAGATGCAACAGTTTTGACTGATGATCGGCGCGTGATGTTTATTGAAACGGCCAGCTATACTGCGCCTTACGATTACAGTGTCAATGGTGTTAAGATCCAAAGATTATCACAGATGATTGCTCGCATGGGCTTGAAAGGCATCAAATGACAGCACAGAAAGAAAATGACCAGCTGACTGCATTATTGTCTACCCACTTCTTTAGTAAAGATAATCCTTCAATGGCTTTGGCGCACATGCCACCACTGCTGAAAACACAGCTGGCCCACTTGGCCAGCTGGTGGGCGGGTTACTTTGATGAAGCTGGTCAGCTATTTAATGAAAATGGAGTCGATGCACCATTGTCATTAAATGACGATGTTGGTTTTTATCAACCCGATTATTGGCCTTATGTTGAATATCTTGACGGTGATCACCAGGGCGCAACTAATCTATATAATGTGACTGGCACTGAAAGCTACATTGAAATTCCCAGACGTGGTTTGACATTGACTGGATTTTTCGGTTTGGTCAATACTGGTGGGGCAATTTCACACACTTTTGGCAAATGGGGTGAAGCTTCTAGCCGATCTTATCGCATTGCGATGACTCCTGCAAACCAGCCAATTTTTCAAGTCACCACTGATGGCATCAACATTGTCAGTGTGACCAGCAGCGTGGTCATTGCTGAAGGTGATTTCTATTATGTCTGTGGGCGCTTTGACCCTGGTGCTGGTTTATATATCACCGTCAATGAAGTCACTGACAGCAATCTGGTTGGCGTGCCCGCTTCACTCTATACCAGTGCATTCACCGGCATCAGCATTGGCCGTGAATATTCTGGTGGCCAAGAAAGCGAAATGAGGATGGCTTGGTGCTCAGTGCATGGTGCTTTTCATGCTAATCAATTTGTCTTTCAAACCCGCGAAATGAGTTATAACACCTTCAAAAGTTGACGCAAAACTTTTTGAATTAAGCGCACCTGGTGCGCATAAAAATCTTGCAGCAGCTGGTGCTGTTGCTACAGCAACAGGGAGCACAAAAAATGATAACAAGGAGATATTTTAATATGGAACCAAAACAAGCTGACTTGACCGATATACGCTTAATCAATTTGCGTGATGAAAACGGAATGGGGGCTTTTCCGAACGAAACACCATTGCTGCAAACTGCGGTGCGTGGTGTTTTGCGTTTGGTGAATGTGGCTCCAGTGGTGCCCATGCCACCTGTGATTGGGCCAACTGTGCTGCACTTAGACACCAGCAAATGGAATTGGCCTATGAATTATCACACAGCCAGAGAGCGTGGCATCAGAGCTGTGTGGATCAAAGTCAATCAGGGTTTGTGGCCAGATAGCCAATTTGAAAACAACTTAAAAGCTGCGGAAGATGCGAACATGGAAATTGGTTTCTACCATTTTGCGGATCCTGCACAAACCAGTGTCACACCAGAGCAAGCTGCACAGCAAGCAGCTGACATGATCAGTGGTGCTGGCCGGTTGTCAGTGTGGCTGGATGTGGAGCGCAGCGGTAATCTAACACCTGCGGGTTTGCTCAGCTATTGCAAGCGCTGGTGTGATCACTTTGGAGGCTTGACCAACCGCATGCTGCAAGTTTACACACGCTTAAGCTTCTTTAATCCCTACGTGGCACGCAGCCAGTATTGGATGCAAAATGACATTGGCCTGATGGCTGCGCGTTATCATTTGGGCTTGCAGTCACCGTGGTCAGATGGCCAATATGTGCCCCTAGATTGGCCATTTGGCTTGCAAGAGTTTGAAGAATGGCAATACTCAGCAGATGGCAATGGCTTGGGCAGCTACTTTGGCAGCACTGGTGCGCTAAGTATTGACCTCGGATTATTCAAAGGTGATTGGACCGCATTTGAAAAGCATTATGGTCTGACTGAAGCACCCCCGCCCACTGATGACTGCTGTGAAGAACTGCAAGCGCAGATCACGGTGCTGAGCACTAGAGTGGATGAATTAAGTGGGCAGCTGGTGCATGTTGAAGCCCAAACCAGTTCAAACACCACACAGCTTGACGTGCAAGCCACACAGCTGCAAAACGTGTCTGGTGTAGTGTCAAACTTAGAAGCTGATTTTGCTAAGCACCTGGGCAATCCTGATGCGCACCACAGTCATGATGGTGAAACACCACCACCCATAGAGCCACCACCAGCAGATGAGACTTTCACGGTGCTAGTGGCCAATGACAGTGAGGCCAACTGTAGTGTGTACAAGATTGACAATTATGGCACTGAATGCCCGGGTGAAAATCCCCCCGGCAAGCCGATTCCCGAAAACAAAGTCCATGTGTTTAAATTGGGAGAGCGTTTTGAAGTGTATGCCAGTGCCGCGGTCAGCTGCATTGATAGTGCCAGCACGCCGGTGGTCAAAACTGGTTATGGCGATTATTATATGGTGGCTGGTGGCCAATTTGATGGCCATCTGGTGCCCAAAAAACGTGTATTGAGAGTGTGACATGAGTGACAATCCCGGCAGGCCGTTTGACGATGAAATTTCTCCCACGCAGTTGGCATTTTGGATGGGCGAGATTAACACCAAAGTCAGCACGTTGACCAATATGCTGGCATCTTTAGTGTCATCAGAAAGCACCAAATGGGAAGCATTCAGCAAGTGGCGTGACAATGTAAACATTCGTTTAAGTCAGGGTGCAGAAAAAATGAGTGCAATGGATAGTGAAATACATGACCAGCAAGATCAGATCACCGAATTGAGATTAGCTTTGACCACGCATTTGCAAGCGTTAGAAATGAATGGCAAGCCACGCAGCACTGAGGAAGTGCTTAAGCAGTTTGTCAGCTGGCCGTGGCTTTTGGAAAACATATTGGTGCCCATTTTACGGTGGGCATTGATCCTGCTTTTAACTTATGTAGTCATCTCAGCGATACCCATACCGCGATGACTTGGAATTTGAATAGAAAGGAGGAATACTGATGGAGCAAACACCATTGACCCAAACTTTCACAACTGTGGCCAGCTTAATTGCCATATTTTTGACGCAAACTGGCTTGGTTGCTGCTGGCACTGCTTTTTTGAAAGAAGCTTTTAATCTCGAAGGCACCAAAACACGCCTGGCCAGTTTTGTCATTGGTGGTGTGCTTGGTGGTTTGATCTTGTGGGCACATTTTGCCACACGTGCCACTGCCAGTGCGCTGCCAGTTGACATTTTGATGTCGTTTGTCTTTTTGCTTGGCTCTGCTCTTACTGCGTCAGGATATTATGATTACAAAAAAATCACCTCACGCACCAGAGATTAAACAAGCCATACGTGTGACAGTATTGACCGACTGTGGAGCGCTCAGCAGCGCTGTGCAGCCCCAATTGGTTGATCTGGCTGCACAGCTAGAGCAACGTCAATATAATGCGCACAATGCACTTGACATGATCAATTTATATCCAAGTCCTGAATTAAGCAATGAAGCTTTGAAAATCTGAAAGGAGAGCCCCGCAAATTAGATTTTAACTTTATATTTGGCAAGTGCCAGTGCAATTGCACTGGCACTTTTTATTAAACGATCGCAAAGGAAAATGCAAGCAGTTTTGCTAGAACACCAGAGTCAGCGGAATGGCTTCAGCTTCAGCTTCAGCACAGTCGTTTAATGACCAGCTGGTTAACAGATAAAAACGGCCATCTGCTAGTGGCTGCTGCTGTGGTTCTCGAAAAGTCACTTGTGTTGGTTTGCTGCCCGGGTAGTGTTTAAAGATGGTATGCGCTTCAACTAGGGAGGGGCATACGCCAGGACGTGACAAGTAGAGCCAGCTTTGACCATCTTCGAAGCGCAGCGAAACACGCAAACCATCTGACAGATCAAGATGCTGTTCTATGGGTGCGCTGTGCACTGCTTTGTGCTGCAAGTTGTGCAGCAGTGGTGACAAATTAGAAATGGTCATCATGACTTAGGTTTACCGTAAAATGCACGCAGTGTCAAGTGATAAAGTTATTATGCAAAGATTATAAGCAGCTGCAGGACGGGAATTATAAGCACCGGCAAATGGCTGAAGCTGTGAAGCATAAGCTGTGGCCATGTTGATTAATCCGGATTAAGCAAAACTGCCAGGAAGCGCTGTGTGCGTTTTTCCTGGCAGTTGGCTGTGATGGCCTTGAAAACGTCAAGTGCTCTTAGTAGCACGCTGCGTGGCTTGGTGGGTGGTCGGTTTGGGCCGCGCAGCTGTTTTGTTTTTGTGCATGACAAACTGTGCTGCTCTGCGCACTTCAAAAGGTTGCTTTTGAAAACGGGGTGCCAAGCGCTCGCACAGCTGGTGCAGGTCTTGCGGGTGCATGGTGGTGGCACCTGCCATTTCATCTTGTAGGTATTTGACCAGCCCAACACGCTGGCCTGTGTGATTTGCTACCATGATATTTGTGCTCCTGAAATTGATTTTGATCTCGCCTTCACGCAGTGTGAAGCTGCCACAGTTGCAATTGATGCAATCACCAATCTGGCCACAAATGCGCCAAAGATAGTTGAAGCCACACTGCAAGCAAGTGATATATTCGTGGGTGAGGGGCAGCACTGGTGCTGCTTTGGGTAGTTTCATATGCTTCTGATAATGTTAGTTATCGAAAGCAAAAAATACTTTGACGGTGAAAAATGTCAAAATGCTCTAAAATACTGGCCAGCAGCCATGATGCCCATGCACCCACAGCAGCTGCTGCTGAAAATGATCAGCCAGCCCAGCAGCCTGATGCGCTTGCGTGGTTTGCGTGTTTGGTTTTGCTTTTGGTTTTGCGTTTGGTTTTGCATGATCTCTACTCCTTTGAATCTGAAAAACTTTATAACTCAGTCACCAACCACCACCCCACTGCAATGAGCAAGCACAGCAGTTCGGCTGTGAGCACATAAAACAAAGCGCACATGCGTTTGCGCTCGCGCTTGCAAAAAGCTTGGTTTCTAGTATCCGAGTTTTCCGACATGATAATCTTCCACATATGGCAGCAAGCGCTGTGCATACTTGCTTTTGACTTGGCCAGTGCTTAATTCAGCCAGGGCACGCAGCGTGTGTGCTCGTTTGATCTTGGTGTCAAAATGCTTGCGCTTGCGTGGTTTGCTGCGTTGACTCTCATACTGAGCACAGAACTCTTGATACCATTGCGGGTTTTGGTTTTGCACTGCACGCAACATGCCAGCACCATGCTTGGCTGGCACCAGCACCACGGTGAGGCGCTCAGCTTCGAGTTGTGCTTTCATGATGCTGGCTGTGGTTTGCAGTGAAGCGTGCATACTGGCATTATAAAGCGCATTTTACAAAGCTGTCAAGATAAAGCCACACACAGCCATTTTCCTGCGAGTGGCAGCCATAGCCAGGTCAAAGTGTGAACGGTCCTAAAAAAAACAGCGCTGCACGTGTATGCAGCGCTTAGTGGTGCGTGGTGTCTGGTGATCAGCAGCCAAATGGCCAGTATAACCAATTATTATTTTTCCAATCCCACCGCATGGTGTCATCAGCTTCAGCCATTTCAGCAATGTCATTGTCAATGTCACAGCCCACAAAGTGCAGCCAGCGTGCATCTACACGTGACACCAGCAGCTGGTGTGCTTCATAAGCTTCTAAGCCCAACATTTCAAGTGCTTCAGCCATGCGTGATTGGTGTGCTCGATTGATTATGCTGCCACACTCAGTTGGTGCGCCAAACAAGCGCAAGTCATCAAAAGCAGCAGCAGTGTGAAAGTGGTTTTGCAGCAGTGCGCTGCACAAGCGTGAAAGTTTGTCATTAATGTTGGTGTCAGTCAGTTGTGGGATCAAGTTTGTGGTCATTTTAGTTGGCCTCCAGTGCCATGTGTGTGTGTGTGAGTGTGTTTTGACTTACAAGTGTAATTATAAAGCTGGCTTTATAGGTTGTCAAGGCAATACCCCCGTATTATTCGGGGATAAAAAAAGCGCTGCCAGCTGGCAGCGCTTTGGTTTTGTTTTACGCTGCAATCAATGCTTGAATGGCTTCAGCAGCCACTTGCACGCTGGCTTGGCGCTGTGCATCAGTTCTGAAAATGTCACCATCACCAGGAAACACCCAAATATTGCCATGCTCTGGATCAAATCTCAAATGCGTGGCAGCTTCAAATGTTTCAGCAAAGCCATATGCCTGGTGCCCAAGCACCATTTCACCAACCTTGATGGTGGTCAACTGAAAGCGCAGATCAAGCTTAGCACCATTGATCAAATTGATGTGACAAACTTTATAAAATGTATTTTTGTGTTCAATGGTTTGGTGGCCATGCTGCGCTTGCAGCCATGCTTTAAATTTTGACTTTTCAATATATGTGGTTTGCATGTTTTTGATCTCCTAAAATCCTAAGTCTTTGAGTGTTTGCTCCACGCTGAAGTCATCAGCAGTGGTGTTTTTTTTGCGTGTGGTGATGGTGACACCATCACCAAGCTTGACCATGTGACGTTTTTGGCGCTCAGCAGCTTCAGTGCTTGACCATGCTGCTGTGCTGCGCTGCACGTGGTTGGCTGTGAATTGCATGACTGCTTGCACGTGGCTGCATGCTGAGCGCTTGCCATTAGCTGACTTCCGATATCCCCCCCACTCACATGTGCAGCTGGCACTTTGCTTGTCAACCATGCGCACCACATAACGTGTGCCACTGGTGCCACTGATCACGCTATATGACCAGCTTGAAAGTGGTTTGACTTCATGTGCTTTGGCTTTATTGTGCAGTTGCTTTGCGTTGACTATGCTTGCCATTTTCTTGGCCTCCAGTGCCAGTGTGTGTGTGTGTCAAGTGTTACAACAGCATTATAAAGCCAGCTTTACAATTTGACAAGGTTTGGACAAGATAAACTTTGCATCATAATTTTATAGCCATAAAGCTGCCCACAGCAGGCACAAAAAAAGCGCTGCCAACTGGCAGCGCTCACTTGGTGGTGCTGGTGCTATGCGTTGATCAAATTAGTGTCAAGCATGTGCTGTGTGTTGAATTAATATGCTGCTTTCAGCATCAGCACCACAATTGCCACATTCAGCAAAGCTGTCAAACACGTCAAAAAGTTGCTCATGCAATTCAACCAATGAATAAAAGTCAAGCAATTCACTGGCAGTGGTGCTGCTGTTACACTGGCAGCAAGTGATCTTTATAATGTCAGCAAATTGCAGCAGCGCTGTTTTGTTTTTGTCAGTGATGTTGGTCAATTCAATTTGCACTGTGTGCTGATCAGCTGCACGTGCTTCAGCTTTGGCCAGCTGGTCAATTTCATTTTGCAGTTCATCCAAAGCAGCTTCAATGTGGTCAACTGGTGTGCTGTTATATTCAAGCATATTTTCATAAGCTTCAGTTAATTCATTCAGCAGTTCAATTTTTTTGGTGAGTGTGTCAGTTGTGTTTGTCATTTTAGTTGGCCTCCAGTGCCATGTGTGTGTGTGTGTCAGTGGTGTTTTGCTGGC